CCGGACGCGCTGGAGATGGCGATCCGGGTGCTGACCGAGGCGGCTGGAGCGGTGGCCGACCAGGGGCCGGAATGGAGCGATCCGTGGCAAGGTCTCGCGTGAGACCTTCGAGAATCCAAGGAAAACCGGGGCGAAAAATAATCCGGAATTTTTCCGAAAAACTAAACGGCTGGGGTTGTCCTGGCCGATGTAGGGTGTATAATTAGGGCATGACGCGGCAACGAGCCGCGAACGAAAACCAACTCGAACGAACGAGGAACAGGAGACACGATGATGAGCTTTGCAACCGTCTACGCGATTCGGATCAAGAACACTTGCGGCCAGTACGGCGGCGAATTTTTTTACTTCGCCGGTATCAACCAGGTCGGTCCTGCTTGGCGGTCTGACCTAGTTCAGTCCAGGCAGTTCGCCAGTGTCGAGCTGGCTGAATCGATCGTGCGAGAGATTGGGTGCGGCGAAGTGGTGGCCGTGCCAGCTTGGGCTGTGGCTGGCTGATTGTGCGACGCCGCCCGGTCGCAGTGGCCGGGTGGCTTTTTCTAACGACGAACATCAGGAGAACGGATCATGGCGACAACAACAGTTGAAATCGTGCGGGTGGATGTTGAGGCAGCGGCTAGCTGGGACAGCGGCTGGCGGGTGTGTGCGGTCAAGAGCGACGGGACGCGGGATTTATTCTGGAGCGAGGGAGACAAGCTTACCGACGCCATCCAGGAGGCGATCGACCGCTACGATCTGCCAGCGTGCCGGGATGATTTTGGCGTCTGCCAGCGTGAAGGCTGGGCCATCTGGGAGCGGGTCAGCGATGGCGAGTGATTTGAACCTAGCCGATCTCATCGGCATCGTGGCGGTGTTCGTGCTGATCTTGGCGGTTTACTTGACGGGAGGTGAGTGATGTTAGGCTGGCAGATGTGGCGGGTGCGAGCGTATACCGGCAAGAACCGAAACATCCACCTCGGCGATTCGTTCGTCAGGGCGGACACCGAGCAGCAAGCGATGGAGCTTGGCAAGTCGGCGTTGCGGATTACTGGCGTGCGTGGTGCGTACAGGGTGGAGGCGGTGCCTTACCATCCTTGGGCCGATTGGGCGTTGACGGGATTCGTGCGAAAGGTGGGTGAGTGATGATGTCGATTGCTGAATTTTGCGAACTGCACTATGCCTGCAAGGAAGGTCGCGAATGGGCTTTGGCCAACTGCAAGGCGATGGCGGACGTTTGGGTGACTGCTTGCCCAGGGTGGCTGGTGTGGGTGGCAACTCGCCCAGACGTCTTGGACGATCGCACGCTGAGGCTGTTTGCGGTTTTTTGCGCTCGATCGGTTGAACATCTGTAGCCGCGACGCGATCGACGTTGCCGAGCGATTCGCAAAAGGCGAGGCGACAGCGGAGGAATTGTCTGCGGCGAGTGATGCGGCGCGGGATGCGGCGCGGTCTGCGGCGCGGGATGCGGCGAGGGCGGCGCTGTCTGCGGCGCGGGATGCGGCGAGGGCGGCGCGGGATGCGGCGCGGGATGCGGCGCTGTCTAAGCAAGCGGATTGGCTGCGCAAAAACGCAGCGCCAAACTTTGAAAGGGGCGAGGGCGATGGCTGACAAGTCTGATCTGCTTGACGATGTAGCTGCGGCGACGATCAAGGCGCAGGCGAAGGAAATCGAGCGGCTGAGGAAGGAGGTGGCTAAACTGCGGGAGTCGACCGGATGGCAACCGATCGAGACGGCACCGTCTGGCAACGTGATTTTGTACTACCCTCCGGAGCTTGGCAAAAATGCGTTGAACGAATGGATCACGATTGGCCTTGGCAGGAGTGACCGCTTTCGCAAGCCGACCCACTGGATGCCACTTCCCAGGCCGCCAGCAACAGAAGGGAGAGAGTGATGGACGCAACGAGGGCAGAAGTTGAGCGTGAGTTGAAGCGTGTGCGAAATTTGCTTGACATGACACGCAAGGAGGTTGAGGAGCGGAAGGACGAAATACGTCAGAAGATGACTGGCGACTTCGAGGCTATCAGTGTTATCAGTGATTTGGAATTTCTAAGGCAAAGTCAGTGGCAATCTTGTTTATATTTTTTCGCTTGGCGAACCTTGGAAGACATTCTCAAGAATACACAGCCGCCAGCCGTGGAGGGGGAGTGATGGATTACGACCTGTCATTAATTGAAGAATTGATTGAGTTTGACGCTGCTTGCTTAGATGCGAAGCACGAGTCTCCTCAGTACAAAGAACTATCTTTGGTAACTGGGTACTCCCATCCGTCGCCTTTTAGCGTAGCTTGCATATTTCGCCATCACTTTAACTGTAGAGTGTTATGGCAGATTGGGTATCACAAGCACCTATCGAGCAGAGCAAAAAACACTTTCAAGAGGTACGCTGTATTCCGCAGCGGAGATATTTACGATACAAAAAACAAGACGATGTTAAAAGCATCTGACATGACGCGATTGCAAACTACATTTAGAACAGCGTCTGCATGACGCCATTGCATAGGGAGGTGGGGAAGTGAGTGACGTTTTAATGCAGGAGATTGATCGAACGCATGTTTGCCGCAAATCTAATGAGTGCTGCTGCTACCAATTAGCATTAGAACCAGACGAAAGCTGCCCTGTTCACGGCACTGGGGAACGATCCCCCAAATGTGAAGTGTGTGGGCGATTTATGAAGAGAATTCCAGAGCCGCCATCGAGCGTGGAGGTTGGGAAGTGATGAATGAAGGCGAGATCGTGCTGACGAAAAAACAAAAGTGGCTTGCCGTACTTTCTGACTCGCAACGAGAACTGAGAGAGCAAGGCAATTACGATCAGATCAATCTGACGGAAAAGCAAAAAGCAAATCTCGGTAAAGAAGGCTGCTGTTGGATAGAATCACCGACGCTTTACGGGTACAGCGTTTGGTGTCAATAGTCCGTCAAGGTGGACCAGCCGCCTAGCGGAGACTGGATCGGCGGCGTGTGTCTGCTCGATCCATTGGTTTTGGTTTTGTGATGATGGAGGCAGACATGATTTTTCAACATGTAGAGACTGGGCTTCTAGTGAGGGTGCATGAAGCAACCGAAGAGATTGAATATCAGAGGCTAGATGGAACGGTTGGGCATGTGGAAGGCGGCAAGGAATTGACGACGGAGGCGGGGCAACGCTGCGTTCCTGCTACGATTCATGATGTCCATGACTTGATTTCGATCGACGTCTTGGCCTCTGGCGACAAGGTGCGGCTAGTTCGTGTTGGGTGATTTGTAATTTTTAACGCTACGAATCACCGAGTCCGTAAAGGAAAAGCATCCATGTCAGAAAAAGCCGCAAGTAGGACTTCGGTGGATTCGATTGTTCGTCGTCCTGTCTGCAAGTGCGACGGATACGGATTCTTTTGGGGGTCAGAGATCGTTGGTTGGCGCGGCAATCCGCACGACAGGTTGATTTGCCGAGATTGCGGGCGACCGTTTTGGTTTGAGCGAGTTTGGTATTGGTTCAAAGGATACAAAAGCAATGAGCAAGTTCAGACGGATTTCAGAGTTAGAAGCAGCGGAGATTGCGAACGACAGCGAGCAAGGGCGAATGCTGGTGATGGAGCGTGATTTTCTCCGAGATCTTGTCGCGGCAAAGGACGAATACATTGCGTGCTACAAGACAGGCAAGCGACCAAGCGAGAAGTTGTTTGCAAAGTTGGAACGCCTCACTGCGTTGGTGATCGCGGATTAGGTACGACGAACAAGGAGTTTGATTGTGCGACGTGACAAAAGAAATCGACGCGGTTTGGCTGACTTGGTTCTGTTTTTTGCGATCTTTGGAGCGTTTGTGTTTGGCGGTGGCGTTGGAACTTGGGTCGATCAGAACATCGGCAATCCGTTTGAGGAAGCCGCCGAGTGGGTCACAGGCGACGTGACGCCTCCAAAGGTTGAGTAGTCGGCTCCCGCCGTGGTGTATGCAGGAAACACGACCAGCGGCAACGCTGGGAATTGCCGGTTCAAATCCGGCAGGCGGGAATGGGTTAGGTGTTCTAGTTTTTTTCAGGAGATCAACTGTGGCGGCATTCAATCAAGTCATTCTGGTCGGGAATCTCACGCGGGATCCGGAGCTGCGATCGGTCGGTGAGTCGCAGGTCTGCAACTTCGCCCTAGCGATCAACGAGAGGCGCAAGAAGGGCGACGAGTGGATTGACGATCCGTTCTTCGCCGAGTGCGTCGCATGGGGCAAGCTCGCGGACGTGGTCAACAACTACGCCGCAAAGGGCGACCCGTTGATGGTGACCGGGAAGCTCAAGACGGACTCATGGGAGAAGGACGGGGAGAAGCGGACCAAGACAAAGATCCTGGTCCTGTCCGTCCAGTTGCTCAAGGGCAAGGGCGAGCGATCGGCCCCGAAGTCCGAGCCCGTCGATCCGTTCGATGACTACACCCTTTTCTAAAGGTCTCACGCGAGACCTTGCATTGAACAAGGAGACAGCGATGGAACAAGAGATGGCGATCCGGCTGGAGCGTGACCGGCTGGTCGAGGCGATGAAGGTCTTGCGGCGGAATCTCCGGCAGAGCCACGGGATGACGTTGCGGGCCTTTGCTCAGTGTGCCGGGGTGTCGGCGACGCAGATGAGCGAGTGGACGTGCGAGCCAATCGGACGTCCGCCGGACTTGGTTTGCCGTGCTCCGATCGACGATGAGTACCGGGACGGTCGTTGATTTTGGAAGGTCTTGCGCGAGACCTTGTAACGAACTTTTTTTCTAGTGAGGTGTGGTGATGGAATGCGAATGGGTTCAGGTTCAGGTGCCGAGGGGATTCATCAAGGACGGATTCCGGCTTGTCATTGGGGAAGTCGCAGAGGGTGACGTCGTAGTGAAACATCTTTGCGAAACATTGTACGGCGAGAATATCCGGTTGATTTGGCGCCCGATTGCCACGGAACCGCCTAAGCCAGTCAGGCAGCTTAAGCCCGACTGGAAGCCTCCGAAGCTGAAGAAGGGCTGGCTGACTTGGGGCATTACGGGAGGTTGGTGGTGGTGGTCGGGTCGTCCTTGCCACACTGGGAACTTCGGTGGCTGGGTGCATTCGGAATCCAGGTGCAGTGACGGAGGCAAGCCGATTCGCGAAGTGATGGCCGAGCTTCTTGGGTGTCCTGATTGCCGTGGGTTTGACGAGCGGGAGTGTATCTGGGAGGTGGGTCGGTAGTTGCGTGAGCGTTGACTGAACTTTGTTACTGGTGAACTGGAGGGTTGAGTGATGGAAGTGGATACCAATGAGCTCTTGCGTCACATCGGTGCGGTGTTGCATGTGATGAGCGACAAGATGGATCGGCTGATCGAGATTGGCGAGAGGCCCGCGCGAGAAATCCAGTTGCATGAAATGCTGGAGGATTCTGGTGAGCATCAGGCAGACCATTTTGCCGGCGACAACAAAATGGTAGCCGACGAGCCGCCGAAGAAGTGGCGAATCCTTGAGCCGGGAGAGGTTGTGTGTTCTAGCGATCGGGTGAAAGGGAAAGCAAGCCCGCCCAGCGATCCGCCAGACGGCTTAGGATGGCGCCCTGTCAAAATCTCTGCTGGGATGACGGTTCGCAAAGATGATTTTTGCGTTTTCGCTCGTCCGGTTGTCGATGAGCCAGCGAAGGAGCCAGAGCATCCGGCAGATCCAAAGCCAGCCCCGGGCGAAGGCTACAGGCTGGTAAATGACGGCGACATTGGAAAGATAGTCGAGGTCCAAAACTCTACAGCAGATCCGTGGAGGGAGTGTACTTTGCTCGCGATAGACTGGGACCGCCCCTACGGATTCCTTTGCGGGCACGTCGGATTCTATCGTCCCATGCAATGGCGTTTTGCCCGAATCAAGATCGAGACGCCCAAGCCAGCATGGGAGCCGAAGGTTGGCGACTGGGTGCGGGTGACGAGGCCAAGCGATTGGGAGGAGTGGGATCATCCATACTGGGCGCCGCAGATGCACCAGTTCGACGGAAAGGTCGGCAAGATTGAAAGCGAGCGGGAAGGCCGCTTCCACATTTGCGGATTTGCTTGGCATGGACTGCGATTTGTTTTTCACCGCGACTGGCTATCTCCTGCCGAACCACCAGCGAAGGAGCCAGAGCCGGCCAAGCCAGCCGAGCCGGAATACCGGCAGCCGGTATTGCCTGGAGATTGCGGGAAACCGTGTGAGTTTTCCGACGATTCAATATCTTGGGAGGAAGACGAGTTGATTGGGTGGAGGGCGAATCTCAACACCTTCAATTTGGAAAGCGCCCGCGATTCTTATCGCTACGCCCGCATCAAGAAGGAGTCCTAGTCAAAAGCAGACTGTATCCGGCATCGAGTGAAGTCTGTCCGGCGCAGGATGACTCTGCCTCTACAACGTTCTAGCAGGTCGATCGCAACAGAAACGATCGACCGATCGGACCGGATGGGATTGCCGAGCATCTGACCAACAGCCCGAACATCGGGCACGAACACGACCCGCTGACCGCAAATGATCTTCGGCGAAAGGGCCTTGCGGAATCCGTCGCAAGGTCTCTTCGAAAGCATGTATGGCACCGCCGAAACATGCACCCAAAGCCCGGTCGGTGCATCGGGCCATCTCGCGCGGACGAACTCTTCGACCCACTCCGAGCGGGTCCAGTACCGCCTATCGATGATCGCGGACCGCAAGTAACCGTCGAGGCAGAACCGCGCCAGCGTCCTGGATGATGGCCGCGTGGGGATCAGGAAGGACGCTTCCGCAAGTGATATGTGATCGTCCGGTGTGATAAGATGCAGGGCCGGGGCGAGCCGGTCGAGCTTCGACGCAAGGGCTGGAGGGTAGAGATACTCGCCGGATAGGTGAGCGCGGACGGTATTCATGGCGCATCCGACGCGTTTCGAAATGTCGCTGAAATTCAGTCCCATCTGCCGGAGCCGATAGATTCGCATGATCTTTTCGGTTCCGATCATCTGCCGGGGCATGGTGTTCTCCTGGGTGGCCAAAGTGAATTGGGTCGGGTACTGTCGGGGCAAGGGGGCCGGGAAATGGACAATGCGATGACTGAGGCAGTGGGTGGTTCCGGGGCGATCCAGGAAGCCTACGGCGACGTGGTGGACGTTGCCGACTCGTTCTGGGATCAGCCCGGCTGGGGCTACCGTCTCCGCCGTGGATTATACGCGACGACCCTTTGGGATCGACAGGACGGCCGCTATCGTCCGGTCTACGAGACGGAGATCGACCTGCAGATCATCCGGGCCATGAGCTGGCTGTTGGTCGCCAGAGTGCCGATGGCGCGGGCCTGGGTGGAGCGGCTGACCGATTACACGATCGGGGCCGGATTCGACTGGAGCGTGTCGCATCCATCGCCGGAAATCAAGACCTACGCTAATCGGCTGATCGATGACTTCATGACCTCCTGCGGCTGGTCGCCTGGGCTGGAGCGCGAGTCGTTCGCGCGATCGATCGAGGACGGGGAGTTCCTCGGTGAGTTGGTGTGGGATGGCGCGCCGGGTCTGGTCGTGCGGGAGGCAGACGAGCTATCGGAACCGCTCGGGCGGCTCGATCAGTACGTGCTAGCCGACTTCGACCCGTCGTGGTCCTTCGGGGTGATGACGCGACCGGAGCGACCGTCGATGCCGCTCGGGTATCACTTCGTCCGGGATGAGGCGGGGACCGATTGGAACTTTGCGCCGGCGAAGCGTGTCCTTCACTGGAAGCGGAACGTCCGATCGGGTGCAAAGCGGGGCGTCAGCGACTTCTACACGCCGCATCAGTACCTTTCCCGTGGCGACAAGATCCTCGCGAACACAGCGGAAGGGACGGCTGTGCAAGCCGCGATTGCCTACATCGTCGAGCACGCGCCGAACGTGACCGGGACGCAGGCGGCGGCGCTTACGCAGATGGCACGCGTGGTCGGTCAGAACCCGGTGACCGGGGCCTCTCAGCGGATCCTTCCGATGCAAGGTGCTCAGCGGCTTGATGTTCGAAACGGTCAGAAGTACCACGCGGGACCGCTCGCCGGGACGAACAACAGCCAGAACTACGTCGCGGTCATGAGTGCGGCGCTGAGGTTGGCCGGATCGATCAAAGCGTTTCCGGAGGGGATGCTGACCGGGGACTACGCAAACAATAACTACGCGTCGGCGATCGTCGCGCAAAGCCCGTTCGTTCAAGGGCGGCTGGCAGAACAGGCGACCCGTGCGCAGGAGATGCGAGAGATGATCCGGAAGGTTCTCCATCTGGCCGTCGATGCGGGCAAGTTCCGCCGGTTCGGGATCAACTACATGAGCGACCTGGAGCCAGGGCTGGAAGTGAACATCGTCCAGCCAAAGGTCATTCCGATCGACCGGTTGCAGTTGGCGCAGTCGCTCGCGGTTGAGAAGTCGCAAGGATGGGTGACGGATCAGACGGCGATCACGGAATTGGGCCGCGATTACGAGCAAGAGCTGAACCAGAGACAGGACGGACCGCAGGCGCCGGTGGACGTCGGGGCCGCACTAGCCGCAACCCCTGAGCCAATTCCGACCGAGAAGGTGGCAGATACCGCGTTAAACGGGGCGCAAGTGCAAGCCGCGTCTCAGATAGTGGAGAAGGTCGCTGCGGGCGTTCTACCGCGAGCGTCGGGCGTTGCGCAGTTGGTGATGTTTTTCCAGTTGACGCAGGATCAGGCGGAGGCGGTGATGGCGACGGCCGGGACTGCCGACTTCGTTCCGACCGGGACGACGGTTGCCGTGGCACCAGTTCCCCAGGCGGACCAGGGGACAACGGAAGAGGTCGACGAGTCGGGGCCATCCGGCGAGTATGCCGGACTCTCGCGCCAGCAGTGGAACCGGAACCGGAAGGCGATCGCAGATATCGTCAGCGAGTTCAAGCAGGGGGACATCGATCGATCCGCGGCGGGTGTGATGCTCGGACTGCTGGGGATCGCGCCGGCAAACGTCGACAAGCTCTTGGGTCCTTCTGAGTCCGTCGAGTTGGAGGAATCGACCAAGACCTACAAGCCACCCGAAGGAGCTCAGGGCAACGCGAAGAAGGTCCTGGCATGGCGAGAGAAGCACGGCGACGCGGTGAAGGGGATGACTCGCGTCGGCTGGACTCGGGCGAACCAGTTGGCGAGCGGCGAGAATCTATCGCGCGAGACCGTCGGCCGGATGGCCGCATTCGGGCGCCATCGCAAGAACGCCGAGGTTGATCCGCAGTACAAGGACGAACCCTGGCGGGATGCTGGGTACGTCGCGTGGTTGGGCTGGGGCGGTGATACTGGGGTGAACTGGGCGAGCGAGATCGTCGCTCGGGAGTCGGTCGAATCTGCATCCGGGAACCTGGAAGAATCGACCGCGCGGCAAGTGGCGATCCTGGAGTCATGGGGCAAATATCCTTGAGTTTTGAAAGGTCACGCGCGAGACCTTCGGAGATGCGATGCCGGATCTAGCTGAACGATCGACCTATGAGCGGGCCCTTGCGTCGGACGTGCGCGAGGTCTTCGGACGGTTCCGCGACCGGAACCGATTCGATGCGGACCGGTTTGGCCGTGAGATCGCAGCGGCAACCCTGGAGACAATCCAGGAGATCCGGCAGCGGGCACTGATCGCGATGCTGATCCTCATCGCGGCCGACGATCAGGCGATCGCGGAATTGCTCAAGCGCAATCAGCGATCCATCGACGCAGGGGCGAAGGCTCAAGCCGAACGACTCGGGCGCGACATGGCGGCGACCTCGCGCGGATGGCTGGCCGACTCGGACGACTTCGCGCGGACGCTGGAGGATCGGGTCTTGGCGCCATCGCGGGCCGATACGGTGGGAGTGACTGAGACCACGACGGCGGTGAGCGAAGCGGAAGCCGAAGGGCAGGACATCCTCGAAGGGATCGGGATCGACACGGAGCCGCGGTGGATCACTCAGTTGGATGAGCGGGTCTGTCCGGTCTGCGGTCCGATGCACAATCGGCCGCGCTCTCGCTGGGGGTCGATGGGGCCACCTCCGGCGCATCCGAACTGCCGATGCTTCCTTGTCTATGCCGCGACCGTCGCAACTCAATAGGCGACCTTCCGCCAAAGTGATTACCTCCGCCGTAACCTCATGCGGAACGGAGGGTCTTTGATATGGCACGATGGGAAGAAGCCTACAGCGGTGGCAAGGTCGACCGTGAGGCTGGAGTGATTCGCGGGGTCAAGGTCTTGGGCCTCGAGTCGCGGAACCGTCGGCGATACTTGAAGGAAGCCGTCCGGAAGGCGATCCCACTGTACGAAGGGGCGAAGGTCTTCATCGACCACGACCGGAAGAATGGCGAGCGATCATTTAAGGATCGCTGGGGAACGCTCACGAACGTCCGCGCGGATGACAACGGGGAGCTGTGGGGCGACCTTGAATACCTCAAGAGCCATCCGCAGACGGAGATGATCTTGGAATCGATCGAGCGGTTCCCGGATTCCTTCGGGCTGAGTCACAACGCGGACGGCGAAGACAGGATGCAGAACGGGGTGTCGGTGGTGACTGAGATCGTCGCCGTTCATTCCGTCGACTTGGTGTCAGATCCAGCGACCAACAAGGGACTATTCGAGGGGTACGCAATGAGCAAGAAATTGGTGGAGGCTGTCGCTGGTTCGGTGTTGGCGCCGGTCCTGGCTCGCCTGCTTGAGAACGAAGGCTATGACGATATGGCGTCGATGGAGATCGAGCCGATGGAGGACACTCCGGAAGCTCATCTCGACATGGCGCTGTCGATGATGGTTCAGAAGATCATCGGCGACAAGTCACTATCGATGGAGCAGAAGCTGGAGAAGTTCCGCAAGGTGCTCGCAATGGAAGCCGCGATGCAACAGAGCGCGGAACCCGACGCGGCGGTAGCCGAAGAGATGGACAAGCTCAAGGAAGAAAACAAGGCGATGAAGGAATCCCTGGAGAAGATCCAGACGGAGGCGACCTGTCGCCAGTTGCTCGAATCGCTCGACCGCGAATGCACCGCTCCCCGATTGGCCGCGCTGATGGCCGTTGGTGAGCCGCTCCGGAAGTCGCTGGTCGAAAGCTGGACCGCACGATCCGAGGTCGGGGTCAATCCGGCCAAGCGACCGGCCGCGAGTCCTGGCAAGTTGCAGGAGGGAGCCGAAAAGTATCCATCCAGTTTCCAAGAGTTCATCCGTTCGATCGGCTGAGCCTGTTTTTCCAAGTGATTCAAGGGTTTTTTAGAAGGAACAGAGAACATGCCGAAGGGACTGAACCTGGACGATCGGATCCATCAGGTGATCTACACTCATTCGATTGTCGACGATTTCTACGCAGAAGACACCAACGTGTGGACCACGACCGCGACCGATAGCGGGACGTCCACCGTCGGCGATTCGGCCGGCGGTGTTGTGGCTCTCCAGCCATCGGATGGCACCGTTGCGGACAATGACGAGATTTACTTGCTGACGAAGGAGGTCTACCTGTTCGCTGCCGGCAAGCCGCTCTACGGCAAGCATCGCGTCCAGTTCACCGAAGCCAGCACCGATGACGCGAACGTGTTCGTCGGTTTCGGATCGGGCATCGCTGCGAACTTCCTCCAGGATAATGGGGGCGGGCCTGCTGCGTCGTTCTCCGGTGTTGGCTTCTACAAGGTCGACGGTGGCACCAACTGGAACGTGATCTTCTCGCTTGGGTCGACTCAGGAGAAGGTCGAGCTGAACGCTGCCGCGAGCCTGACCAAAAGCGCTCAGACGGCCGGCGGCGCAGCCTACCAGTTGCTCGAGATCGAAGTGGTCCCGACGACCTCTGCTCTGTGCGATGTGTTCTTCTACATCGATGGCGTCGCGGTCTACACGATGAAGGGCAAGACCTTCACGAGTGCAACCGAGATGAGCGCCGTCTACGCGCTGAAGAACGGCGGCGCGAACCAGGAGACTCTGAACGTCGATCTTCACGTCAGCGCTCAAAAGCGCTGATCCTTCCCCGTACTTGGTGTCGGTTTTTTGATTGTGGTTTGAAAGGAATACCAGATGAGCAGTGCGATTCGAAATCGGCACCAGGAGCTGCGGCGGTTGTATGAAGCCGCTCGCCGGGATGGGTGCGTTGGTCGGTTTGTTGAGGACGTGAAGCAGACTTTCGCGCGTGACCGGAGCGAGCTGGGGCACCGGTGGTCGATCCGCCACCTGTTCGAAAACTTCGTCGAGTCGGGCCGAGAGTACATCGATACTTACTGCCGACCCGGTGCGGAAGTGTCGAACTTTCAGGAAGCCGCAAACGCGGTTGATACTGCGGCGTTCTCCGTCCTGATGCAGCAGTTGGCCTTTACTCAGACTCTTTCCGGCTATGAGCAACCGGGATTGATCGGCGATCAGTTGGTCACGGTGATCCCGACTCAGTTCAGCGGAGAGAAGATCCCTGGCGCCGGCCGCGTCGGTGATGCTGTCGAGGTGGTCAACGACGGCAACCCATACCCTCAAGCGACCTTCCTCGAAGAGTACGTCGAGACTCCAGCGACGATCAAGCGCGGTTTGATCCTCGACATCACGAAGGAGATTCTGTTCTTCGATCGGACTGGCATTGTTCTGCAACGGGCTCAGCGGCTCGGTGAAGAAGTGGCCGTCAATCGTGAGAAACGGATTCTCGATGCGGTGTGCGGAATCTCGACGATCTACCGTCGCAACGGTGGAGCGGCTGTCGCGACCTACCAGAGCGACAACACCGCCACGACGAACGCACTGGCCGATTACACGGACATCGACGCGGTGGACCAGAAGTTCAACGCGCTGACCGATCCGACGACCGGCGAGCCGATCGCGGTGATGCCGAACGTGTTGCTGGTGCCTCAGGCCCTGCAGATGACCGCCCTGCGAATCGCCAATGCGACCTTGGTCCGTCAGACGACCGGAAGCACGATCGAGACCGAGACCAATGGGCCGCAGTTGCATCAGCGCTTCAGCGTCATCAGCGGCGCCTACGTGAAGAACCGAACCAGTTCGGACACGACCTGGTTCTACGGAGATCCGAAGCGGGCTTTTGCCTACATGGAGAATTGGCCTCTCCGTGTTGAGCAGGCGCCACCGAGCGACACCGCAGCGTTCGAGCGCGATATCGTTGCACGGTTCAAGGTCTCTGAGCGTGGGGCTCCGGCTGTGATGGATCGTCTCTACATGGCGAAGAGTACCGCCTGATCCGTTGCGTAGGGAAACTGAAAAGCGATACACTAGGATCCATTTTTCGGGGTGGATCCTAGTTTCGTTTGAGGGGTGAGGAATGGCTGAGAAGAAGGGCACGATTGAAGACCTGCGCGACGCTGACCGGCTGATCGCTGAGAAGCAGGCGCAGTTGGAGAAGCTGGAAGCCGCGATCAAGGAAAAGGAAGCTCGGGCGGCTGGAGGCGTGGTGGTCGACGGGGCTCCATTTCGCGGGAACGGCTACAAGTTCCGCGTCGGTCCTCGTGATCCGAAGTGGGCCGCAACTCTCCGGCCAGAGGACATTGAAGCCTGCGACGAGTCGGAAGCGATGCGGTGGTATGCTGCGACGCATCAGGACCCAGAGCGACCCGGAAGGGCACTCGATACGGTCAAGGTTGCGCTACAGGTCGAGATTATCGGAGGGGCAGAGAAGCGCGCCGAGGCATTGCGTGAGGCTCACAAGGAAGCGACCTTGCGGGCCAAGTTCGCGAAGACCGGGCAACTGACTGACGAAGAAACACGATGGATGGAGGAACGAGGCGTGACGCTTCTCTGAGCGTCGCATCCCTCTCGGATTGGCGGAGTATTGCCGACGGACTGCAACCGTGGAAAAGCCGCAGGCGGGGCCTCTACCCATCTCCAGAGGTGACCCGCCATTTTTTTCACTCATGAAAGGGTTATGTGATGGCCTGGAAAGTAAGATTCGACCGCGTGACGATTGATGTTCCTGAGGATGCGCCGGACTCGACGGAGGCGATTCGATTGGCTCGTCTGAAGTACTCCGGCGATGCTCTTGAGGTTTCCGCCGAGAAGGTCACGCGCGCGACCTTTGCAGAACCTGAGCCGATCGTCGCACCTGAACCACCACCACCGGAGCCCGTGCCACCGCGCCGGAAGAAGCGATGACATCCGCCTACCTCGCGAATCTGAAAGCCCGTCGCGATGCGATCGCGGCAGAGTTGGCTCAGCTCAACGTGACGAAGGCTGGCGGCAAGCCGAACATCGCAAGCACCGACGGCGGGACCACTGTAGATCACGTCGGCTACAAGGATGCTTTGTATCGCGAGTTGCGAGAGATCGACGGATTGATCCGGGCAGCGGCTGAGACTGAGGCGGCGATGAACGCTGGCGACGGTGGGCCCTTTGAACTTTCGACCGACCTGATTCCGTGAGGGTGCGATGACTCCGAGTGAATTGCGGGCACTGATCGAGGATGATCCGATTGCCAGAGCTGCAGTAGAGCTGGGCGACGATGAGACGTGCGCCGCTAGGTGCCGAGTGATTGCCGATCCGGTCCTGGAAAGTTACCGCGTTGCAGATATTAACATCGTTGGGATGTTCGCCAATCCTGTTGATGGTGAGGTGGTCTGCCAGCAGATCGAGGCAGTTGCGCAGGCCAACCCGATCGTGAAACGTGCGTTGAAGTGGCTTTTAGACCCTTCATCTCCTGGGTTAGACTTAGGAGATCCGAAGATCCGGCATCTGCTCACCCTGCCGATTGCGACTGGTGGTGTCGGGCTAAGTGCCGAGCAAGCTGCGCCACTGCTGCGAGCAGCAGAGAGACAGCCAAACATCACAGCCGCAGACGTTGCAGTAGCGTGGAGGAATAGCTGATGGCATTGCTAGATTACATTCAGATCACACAGGGCGCGGCGATCGTCTGGGGCGAGGCCGGAGCACCGGGCGTAACGGCGACGCTGAGCTTTAACGGATTGGCCAACGGCGCGGCGATCATGGGGGCATCGGTCGACCTGACGGAGAACTGGGAAGATGAGTACATGGTGTACTTTTCTGTCGAGACCGGAACCGCTCCCTCTCCGCAGACGACTATTGAGGCATATCTACTTTCGAGTTGGGACAATACCACATGGCCAGCGAAAGTTACTGGATCGGCAGGTAGTTACACGCTCGGGTCGAATGATGTGAACCTTCGCCAAGCTGGTCCTCCGACTGTGAGTCTTATTGCGACGGCTGACCTCAATACCGTCATCACGCAGTTCCCCGTTATCTGGCGACCTCGGGGCCGATACGTTGTGCCAATCGTGGACAACAATTTAGGACAAGCTCTGCGAGCCAGGACCCCCAATAGTGACAATCTTTCGCGCCTAACCATCGTTCCGCGTAGGTTGGTCAGGAATGATTAGACCCAGCCTAGCTGATTACGGAACCCACGGCGAGAGTGCTTTCCCAAGATACTGGGATCGAGTGCTTCGTGCATGGTCTCCCGTTCTCGGTCAAACCGGCGGCAGGGTTTATGATTTCTCACGCAACAGCAGATGGGGCCTGACAACTGGCATCGACCTAGCGACTCAGTGGGGCACCTTTCGCGGCAACACTGGCTTGTCACATGACGGTGTTGATGATTGGGTTGATTTTGGATCAAACGATTTCAGTGGTACTGATTTTTCCATTGTCTCGTGGTTTCGCGTTTTGACGGCAGTGATTCATTTTCCCTACAGCACGAGCAATGCGACCGGGGCGTCTGGGGTTGAGCTGCTTTACGGCGTCGGTGGAAATTTGGGTCAGATTGCGTCAAGGATTGCGGGCTCTGCTACTGCTCAGTTGGCGCATGATTTCGGATCAAGCGCAAACGCACTAGCGGATGCAATCTGCTTTGTTCAGACGTTTTCTGATTCGCAGACAACTAAGGCGCATGGGATTTTCGTAAACGGTGCGAACGCTCAGACCACAACCTATACATCAAACACAGCGCCCAGCCAAAATTGGTCATGGGCCAAGCGCGGAACATTCTTTGTTTCGGGAACTGGCAGTACGGTTCAATGGTTCGAGCAGATGGTTTTTCGCGGGATCATAACCGCAAACGAAGCCGCCGAAATCTATCAACTTGGTCCAGGCGGTTTATATCAAAGACGGAAAAGACGCTACAGCATTGCCGCAGAAGAGGCTCCCGCATTTCGCGCACCGTGGGCGACTCGATCACGTTCAATCATTGGCGGGGGGATTCGATAATGTACGCACGCAACAACGCCAGCCCGCGACCGATCACGATTGGCGCAGTGGTCCAGATTAGTGATGGTGCCGTTCAGACAACCGGCGTCTCGGTCAAGGTGCGCAAGGATGCTGAATCGTGGGCGATTGGTGCCGGTGGGCTTGCCGTTGAGGAGGGCGTCTGGAGTTACACACCGACGCAGGGTGAGACGGACTGCGATGCTTTGCAAATCATTGTTTACAAGACATCGTGCTACCCCAATAGCATGGAGGTAGTGTTCACCTCGTCATCTTCCTTCGGGCACGCTGGCACCGATCAATCGAAGATCGCCAATGCTTCCTCCACCGTCAATCTATCCGGCACCTCGATCAAAACGGCAACGGACGTTGAGACGAAGATAGATGCAATCGATGACTACATCGATACTGAAATAGCGGCCATCAAAGCCAAGACCGACAATCTGCCATCCGATCCGGCAGACGCAAGCGACATCGCAGCATCTTTTGCAACCGTCAATAACAACCTGTCTTCGATTGCTGGATACATCGATACAGAAGTGGCGGCGATCAAAGCAAAGACCGACAACCTCCCGGCTAAACCGGCAGCAGTTGGTGACATTCCGACAGCGGGAGCCATTGCCGACGCTGTTCTAGAAGAAAGCGTTGATGACCATGATGGAGTAGCTCACAGTCTTGCCAAGTACATCTCGATCATCAAGAAGGGTAACACCATTGTCGATGGGACGGTGACATCCGCCGCAACACCGACCACAACGAGCTTTTCGAGTAATGTGAACTACCCGACCGGTGCGTTCAAGCATGCTGTGATGCTGTTTCTCGATGGCAACCTATCCGAGCAGAACAGCCCGATCCTGACCTACACGAACGCCAACGGGGTGATCACTGTAGAGGAGGCGTTTACGCAGGCCCCGCAAGTTGGCGACAACTTCATCATCATTCCGACTACCCACGTACACGCAATCGCGGCGATTTCTTCGGCGGTATGGTCTGATGCGTCGGCAGACGATGCGATTCGATCCGCGCTGGGCCTTGCGACGAACAACCTCGATTCCCAATTAGCCGCTGCGCTGGTCCTGCAGAAGCTGGCGGCGAGCGGCGCGACCGGATCCGTGCAGGTGACCGACAACGGCAACGGGACCGCAACGCTGGTCTTTAAGGACACGAACGGAAGCACGACCCTGGCGACCGTGACTTACAACTACACGAGTGGCGCGAGAACGAGGGTAAGCTGATGGCGATCCGGATCGTTCCCTATTCGTTCATTGGTCCCGTCACCTGGATCCCGGATCCGGGCGAGGTGGCCGATGGTGTTGTGTACGGGCTATTCCTTGACTACGAAGGGACGGCGAGCATCACGCCGATCCCATCGCCTGTTGACTTTGAGCACAAGCTGTCGGTCGACTTCGAGGACGATTGGCAATGGATCGACGGCGTCGAGAATGCGGGCTTTGAGTTTGGGCCTGATCGCGAGTTCGCTGGAGCAACGCCAACGGCGCCGGGCGGAGGCGTAAAGGTTCTGCGCTGTAATCCGACGCACGACGAAAAGATCGTTGCGGCGGCTACCTCAGTGGGGTATGACGTCACGGATATGGTCTTTGTCATCTGGGCGGAAACGCTGAACGATGGAACGGATCCGATCGAGCCACTGCCAGCCGACATCCTCAAGTTGGAGGTCGATTGGATCATCAAGTCGGTCAAGCGTACGGTCGACTATTCCCAATGGCGATGCCTGTGCAGGCGATCCGCAAAGGCGGTCCGATGATCCCCAAGAGGTTCAAGGCAGAGGACGCGGTGAAAGTGTTCGGCGACTTTGCCGACGCGATGGAGTCCGCGCCGTTGGATCGCGTCTTCAATCAGATCGTCCCTAGGATCCATGATGCGATCGCGGACAACTTCATCCAGACGCGCAACAGCGCTTCCCAGATTTGGCCACCTCACGCGCCGGCCACGGTCGCGAAGTACGGGCCGCATCCGCTCTTGATTCTCTCCGGCAAGATGCTCAGAGCAGCGACCACGCGAGGCGCCGATGGGCAGACTGAGAACATCGGGCCGCGTGACCTCCGACTCGGGCTCACGGTTCCCTACGCAAAATACCAGCAGTTCGGGACTAGCCGCATCCCTGCTCGCGAGTTCTACTACGTCCACGAAGAGAAGTTGGAGAGTATCCGCGAGCCGTTTGAGGATCTATGTTTTGAGTTCCTGGTGGGGCGTTAATCTCGATGAGCTGTTCGGACCGTCGGAAGGCGTGCCGGTCACTGGCGACAATCAGCCGGAACCGGACGAGCCGCCAACACCACGCAAGAAGGGGCATCCGACGCACGCGAGACCTGGGAGCCACGAGAAAATCCGGGTGATGGCGTGGCGATTCGAAAACGGGATCCAGTTGTTTCACGAGAGGGATGCAGGGTACGACTATGACGTTGATGAGTCGCCATTGGGAAGTCTTGAACGCGATCCGCGACACACTCGCAGCGGACGCAGATTTAGATGGGTTCAACCCGAAGATCCAGAAGAAAGCCTATAACCGCGGAATTAGGTGGGAGCCGGGGCTATTCGTGGTCCCTGGATCCCGGACGGATCCTGTCTTCGAGAATCGGCGCGAGGAAGTGGGCTTGCAGTGCGTTGTCGTCTTCATCGAGCCGAAGGATAGCGACCTGACCGACGGGCTGGAGAACCACCTTGCGGTATCCGAGCGGGTGATGGCGATCTTCAAGAACAAGGCCCACGGGTACGCTCCCTATCCGCTCCGCCAACTGACGACGGCACTATCCGGCGATGACGCGATGACCTTCCAGCGGGTCGATGCTCAGCAGGGGCCGCAGTTCCCCGACGATCCGTTCAATTCTGGATATGATGTTTCGGCGGTGGTTGTGACCGTGTACGTCACCTATCTGCCGCGTGATTCCTCACAACTCGGAGTACCCGCACCATGAACAAGAAAGACCCGACGGTTCCAAAGGTCACGCGCGAGACCTTTGAAGGAGTCGCAGAATCTGCAACCAAGGCAGTCATCGACGGATGGTACTGGGGGACCAATCGAGGCCTGTCGATTTGGATCGCGGCTGGATCAGCAGAGGAAGCGCTGTCGATCCTGGGCGGGGGTGTCGTCGAGCCTGCGACGCGGTACCCGACACCCGGCGAAGACTACTTGATGCGGATCGATGGGATAATCGGACGGCAGGGCTGGGATCCTTGTAAAGTGATTGCCTAGCGGGATGATTGGGGGACGGAGGACCAACCGATGAGCCAAAGTTCCGTCTCCCGCGTCGTCGTCGCGGACAATGCTGCCCTTTCCACTAATCCAGTCGCTCTGTCGTTCCGGGAATGTTCCCTGGCCGGATCCCGGACATTCCTTCGCGAAGACGGCCATCGAGGGAGCCGTCAGCGTCGAAGCTGTCGCGCAAGGATTGCCACGGACACCTCCGCTGGATCAATCTCGGGCTACTTCGGGCCGACGGAGATTGACTGGATCTTGGGGCGCGTCGTTGGGTCGGTCGGTGGGTCGGCTGGCACCGGAACGTCCGGCGATCCGTGGCTACCGGCAGAAGCCCTGACCAAGTTCTACGCGGCGGTCGACAAGGTGGCCGCTAGGTACCTCTACGAAGTCTGGCCTACTACACTTGAGATCAGCGGATCGGAACAGCAGTACGTCAACTGGAATCTCAGTTGCACCGGCAAGGCGGAGACGGTCTATAGCTCCTCGTGGCCGACGACGGCTTACACTTGCGAGAGTGCTTTCCTGTTCTCGGACGCGACGTTCACCTACAATTCGACTGCCTACAAGATCAAGTCATTCCGACTGAATATCGATAACGTAGTCGACGATCAGAACTTCCAGAACGCCATCACTCCGGCGGACTTCGAAGCGCAAGACCTCGCGGTGACTCTCGATCTGGAGTGCGTGTTCAACTCGGACAATCTCGCGCTGTATCGCGCGGCTCTCGCTGGTGCTGCGGCGTCGCTTGCGATCAGTGATGGGACCACAACGTACACTTTCGCATTCGGCAACGCGAAGATCCCGAACGCGGCGCCAACGATTCCCGCGAGTGGCCGGATTACCTTCCCCGTGCAACTCGAGGCGTATCGCACCTCGACGATGAGCAGCCCTGCGGCATCAGACGCACAACTGAGAATGTGGAAGGCGTAATCAGTTGCCCACGGCAGGCAGTCGGGTACGATAGGGGGGAGCTTCGGTTCCCCCTTTTTTGTTTGGAGTGAGCAATGGAACGACAGGTCAGCGATTGGCGACAGAACATCATCCGCGACGGAGTGGAGCAGACGGCATACATCGCGGAGAAGGAAGGCATTCACGGTCATCTATGGTTCGCGTTTCGTCCGATCCTCGGGGCTGATGCAGAGCGGTATGCGGCTCAAGTGAAGAACGCGATCTTCGCGGACCCACAACGCGGCTACAAGCTGGTCGTCGAGATCGTCGCGTCGCATCTCACCAACTGGAGCGAGGATGTTCCACACTCAAAGGAAATCCTGCTCTGTCTCAAGAAGGCCCTGCTCTATGACATGTACTACATCATGCGTGGCGAGAAGGCGTCTGACACGTTAGAACAGCCGAAGACCGGAGACGAGATCCTGGGAAAATCCTGACGGCCGTCCGGAATCGCGCGCTCCATCCGAAAGTCGCATTCCGTAAGTGTTCCGACTGCCGGCGCTGGATGTTCGACGAGGAAACCGGAAAAGTGATGGTCGACCGGGTAGGCTTGCCGGTCGTTCGTCCGGGGCTGACTCCGTGCGAATGTTCGGTCGGCTGTCCGAAGGGTCACTGGCGGGACAATCCGGATCTGATAGCGGGCGAGGAGGCGGTGGTGCGTCTCTGGCAGTCGGGGCACCTGACGGACGCGGAGCGGGCCGATACGTTCCTCTCCGGGGCGATAGCGGCACTATCAGAGCAGCAGGCGCGGATCGACAAGCGATCGCAGGACGAACTGATCTTGGCACTGGTGACCATGAGGAAGTGACGCGATGCGCGAAGTCGAATTTCTCTTGACGGCCAAAGCGGACCCTGCGGCGCAGCAGGTGATCCGCGACTTCGGGCAGTCGATCGCACGCGCTCAGAAATCTGTAAGCGATGGTCCTTCGCAATCTCTCGCGCAGAAGGTCATCGATCAGCAGATCAAAGGTGCGGATACGCTATGGAATCTCCAGAACAAGCACGCTCGCGACCTTGAGGCCCTCAAGCGCTCTGGGTTCTCCTTGGATCAGCAGTTGGACGCGAAGAGGATCGCATCCGTTCAGCAGCTAGAGCAGGCGCTTAGCAAGGTTGCAAAGGAGCGCGAGAGCGGAGCAGCAAGCCAGCAGAGCCTCAGCGAGCTAGTGGCGGCTCAGAAGAGTGCGGCCGACATCATCCGGCAGACCGACAAGAGCGTCGCCGATGGCAAGCGACAGTTATCGCGCCAGGAGGCGGAAGATCGTCGCCAGTCGATGGCGGAAGCGAAGGCGATGAGGGTCGCTGAGGCAAACGAGCAGAAACGACTCGCCAGGGAAGAGGCTGAACGCAAGCGACAGTTGGCGGCTATCTCAAAGGAAAACAGCCGTATCGCCGAGGCCAACAATCGAGCGATAATGCGCTCGGAGCAGGAAGCGGCGCGCGAGTCTCAGCGGATCGCAAAGCAGGGAGAGCAACAGCAGGCGAGATCCCTCAGCGAGTACCAGAAGAACATCGACCGGGCGAACGGAGCAGGTCAGGAATTGCTCCAATCGTTTGCTGAGACTTCGGAATCGGTGATGAAGCTCGCGCGCGGCATGGTGTTCTTCGGGCTCACCGGCGAGACCGAACTGCAGAAGGTGCAAGACGCGCTCCTCACCATGCAGGGGACCATCGATCTAACGGTCGGCGGTACTAAGCTCCTGTTGGGGATGGAAAAGGCGATGCGGCTTTTCAACACGGCCACCATCGCGGCTACTGCGGCTCAGGAGGCGTTGAACGCGGCACGGCTCAAGGGGGCTACAATTTCCTCTGTCGAGGGTGCGGCACAACTCACCGGACTGGGTGGGATGGCGGCGCGTGGCGGTGCGGCGATGATGGGCGGCGCTGCGGCGCTTGCTGGCCGGATGGGTGCGGTTGGAATGGCGGGCGTCGGTGCCGGCGCTGCGGGTACTGCTGCGGCTGGTCTCACGGCTTTGGCCGGCGCTGCGTTCGGGGTAGTGTCTTCGTTCAAGACGTTGCAGGAGGCGAGCCAGTTCGGATTCGGTGGCGGTGCTCAGGCGGGCGGGTTCGTCGAGTCGATCGGCGCGAGTGCTTACAATCCATTTTCCGGGATGGCCTCCGGGGGCCAGTTGGCGGCTGAGCGTGCGAGATCAAAAGAGATCGATCGGCAGTTCCAAAGGTTCCAGCAGATTTCCGCGCTGAACCAAGAGGACGAAGCACGCAAGGAAGAATCACAGCAGAGCCTTAACGAGAGGATTCGCGAGCAGTACGACCTCACGGCGAAGACGTGGGAGCTATCGCGGCGCGGGCTATCCGATCAGGAGCAGTTGGAATCGATCGTCCTGGAAGCGGCTACCCTGCAGAACGCGGCGGCGAAGGGAAGCGAATCGGCAGCGGCTCGGATCCTGTCGTTGCGTGAGCAGGAATTGACCCTTTCCCAGCGGATCGCGGACCAGCAGCGGACAATGGCTCAGGAGATGATCGCGGCCAACCGCGAAGCGCTGAGCACGGTCGAACAGCGGATCGCGGCCGAGGAAGAAGCGACACAGTCCGCGGCGGTCCGATTTGGTTTGATGGATGAGGCGAACCAACAAGAGATCGTGATGCTGCGGGAGCGACTTGCAGCGGGCCAGCAGTTGAGCGCGCAGGAACTCGGGCGATTGCGGGGGCTGTCGCAGGAGATCGACTCGGAGATCGAGCTACAGGCGTTGCGTCGGGCTCAGGCGGCAGGGTTCGACCGGCTCGGGATTACTCAGGCATCCGAGCGGCGGCAAGGTGCCCTAGAGTCGATGCGCGAGATGCTTTCGGTTGAACTGGAATCGTCGATCGATTTCTCCGTGCAGATCCAGAGTAACGCAGAAGCGACGGCGCAGGCGGTGACGGCGCAGATCAAACAACTGTACGACCGGGACATCGGATCGCTCGCGACGCGGGTCGCTGACCTGACGAAAGAAGTGGCGAACATCGACGCGCGGATCCAGCGGAGGGCGAACGGAGGATGAGATTACGAGTCGGACCGAACACGCTTCCGCAGAACGAAGCCGTCGCATCGATCACCTATTCTCCCGTCTACGACGTGACCAAACGTGTCGCAAAGTTGCGCGAGCGTTGGGACATCTCCGGGCGGATCGTCCTCCAGGGGACCAATGCCACCCAGTCGCAGATGACCTCTGAGATTCTGCGCCGGCAGAGGATCTACCAGCCCAATCTGGATTTGGTGTTCCTTGAGGACGACACCGACACCCCGACCGTGATGCAATTGCTGAGATCGAATTGCCTTCTCGGTCCGTACATCATCGATTCCAGCCTCCCGAACCAAGCCAATGATGTCTTCGCTACGGGTATGGGATACCGCGTCGTTTACGAGGCGGAGCAGTTGGGAACTACGGATGGCTTGCTTGAGTTCTCCGAGTCGCTAACGGAAGGCGCAGGGGGTCTCGAGTACGTCTACGCTGGCGGGTCGGTGAACTTCCCAGAACGACAGATCGGGACGCAGAACGCTCCTTGGCAGTACACTCAGAGCGGGCGGGCCGTCGGGCTGTTTGGGTACCCAGAGCCACCGCCACCGATTTGGCCGTTTGCTCAGATGCGCAAGCCGCGGATTGAGCGATCGAGTCCGCGCGTGCTTGGCCGGATCGATACCGAGTACGAGATCAGTTGGACCTATGAGTTTGAGTGGCACCAAGAGTTGCGGGGCGTCCCGCATCGGAGGGTTTGATGGCGACGAAGACCTGGACCGGACGGGCCGCAAGCGTGGCACAGGTGACGAAGGTGACTTGGAGCGCGACCGGATCCCATACCTACAACGTGACGATCAACGGCAAGACGGTTTCCTACGTGTCAACCACCTCCAGCCTTGCGACGATCATCGATGGATTGATTGCGGCTTGGAACGCTTCCAGCGAGCCGGAACATCAGGAGCTCATCGCGGCGCAGCGGATCGAGTCGACGGTGCTCGTGGGCTTGCAACTGACGGCACGGGCTGGCGGAGTGCCTCACACGATCACAGCGAGCGCGTCCAGCGGAACGGCGACGGTGACCGAGATTACCGCGGCGAGCGGTCCGAACTTTTGGAACCTTGCGGCGAACTGGTCCGGCGGTACGCTACCGAGCGCGGCCGATGACCTCGTGCTAGAAGACTCATCGGTGCCGGTCCTTTATGGTTTGACGGACACGACGAACTACGCCAGCCTGACCATCAAGGCAAGCTACAACGGAGCGATCGGACTTCCTCCAACGAACGCGGCGGGATATCCGGAATATCGGACGCGGTTCCTGACGCTGGGCGATGGCTCGGGGACTCTCGTCGTGAACATCGGCGACGGTCCGGGGGTTGGGGCTGGCCGGATCCTGATCGACCTGAACGACGGAACTGGCACGGTGACCGTCTTTGCATCGCCGGCTAACACGCTCGAAGGGTTCCCGATTCAACTCTTTGGGTTGGACTCCTCCTCCGTGGTCAACGTCTACGGCGGATCGATCCTGCTGGATGATCCATCGAGCGCGGCGGTATCGGCGCTGAACATCATCGAGCGACCTGGGGCCAGGGTGCGTCCTTCCGTTTCGGTCTCTTCCAGGGTGACGGTCACGACGATCACTTGCATGGGCGGGGAACTGGTGCTCGAATCGAACGCAACGACTCTGACCGCGAGGGACGGGGCGACGGTCACAACCCGGCTGGCCAGTGCGACTCCGACGGTCAAGGTGGGATCGAGGGCGCGGATCAACTGGGAGTCCTCCGGCGGGATTTCGACCAAGCTGACCGCGGAACCCGGCGGGACTTGCGACTTCGGGCGCGTCGCGTCTACCAAGACGATCGCGGCGGCGGACATTCACGCTGGCGGAACGATCCTCGATCCGCTCGACAAGATCACCTGGACGACCGGCGTGGTCCTGGTCGGCGCGCGGCTTGCCGATGTGACGCTGGATCTTGGCTTTGGTGTAACGATTTCGTAAGGTCACGCGCGAGACCTTTGGAGCAGCGATGCAACGTCTTACGGTTCTGGCATGGTGGAACGGTCCGGCGATCGATGCGGTTCAGTCGCAGATGGAACTGGAGCACGCGCTGACGATGAGCTGGCTCGCGTCGATCCCTCCGATGCGATTTCGCAACCGTAACAACCCAGACGGTCAGGACTCCATCTGTTACATTTTGGACCTGGGAGAAGGCGAGCAGGCGGGGGACGCGATCCTCGGGCGGATCGTGACGTTCCGGCGCCGCTGGCCGGATGTGTCGGTGCAGGTGTCTATCGGCGAAGTGGTCGATCTATCTTGAGGGCTGGCCGATGGACTTGCAGGGGATCTTTCGTTGGAACGGATTCGCGGCGGACGGGCAATGCTCAATCGGCCGATCCGCAGGCGTCCAGCCGGGGCTGATTACCCTGCGGTTCATCCTTGGGGCGCCAGTGGCTCAATTCGGCGTCCTTGATGTGTTCTACGGCTCAGGCTACCTCCGGCTGTCGGACTGTCGCGTGATTCGCTCCGTGGTCCCTCCTGGGCCTGCCAAGATGCGGGAGGTGTCATTGCAAGACCGGCGGTGGCGGTGGCACTATGGCACGGTATTCGGGGCGTTCAATGTGCAGAACGGCGTCCGGAGGACTATGCGCGAAATGGTCGGCGATTGCCTGGAGGCGATGGGCGAAGTGGGCGTCGATGTGGCCCTGGTGCCGGAGATCACTCCCCCGGTCTCATGGGAAGGTGAAGTCGCTGCGAATGCGCTGACTCAGTTGCTCGATTCGGTTGGTTTGCAGATCGTTCTGGGTTGGGATGATCGATCGCGGATTGTCCGGATCGGCGAGGGGATCCAGGCGCCGACGAACGATCGACGCGTTGCGGAAGCGACATTTACCGAAGAGCCTCCGGTGGTTCCCGAGTGGATTTGCGTGCAAGGTGCCCCGATTCGATTCCAACGGGATCTACGGTTGGAGGCGGTCGGCTATGAGCGATTCGCGACTGAGTGGATTCGACCGATCGACGAGCTGAGCTACAAGCCCGCTGGAGGCTGGGCCAACGAAGATCCTGACTCATTCATGGGTGTCGATTCGAAGTATCGCGACCTCGCGCGGCAGACCATTTGGCGGACGTTCCGCATCGTCGAAGACAACGAAGAGATCCCCGGGAAATCGCAGTTCGCGTCGCTCCTCAAGGAAGCCGAACGCGCGGCGAAGGGCTCCGGGTTCAGTCCTTCGAAGTACATCGACGAAGTGTTCACGCTGAACGATCGAACGCGGATCCTGCCCCTCGATGGTGCCCAAGTATCGCTCCCGTTCTTTTCGGATGCGAAGCGACCGGACCGCAAGCCCGCGACCGTCCTGGGATACTTCTACGATCGAAAGCAGGCCGCAAGCAACAACGACGACAAGCCCGCATCAATCGCGCAAAACTCCCGGCAATTCCCGCAGAATACGACAATCGAAAGCCTGACCCCATATCTGATCTATGGGGGCGGGTACGACGACCCGAACACGCGCGGATCGAAAGACGGCCGACGGTTCACAATCGACGCGCAGACTGGGATAGTCAAGTTCGATGAGCCGGTTATCTACATGGACCGCGACGCGAACGGAGTGGCCTCGCGCGAGGAGCCCTGGCTGTGGCTCCGGACTTCCTTCGTTCTTCGCGACGTGCAGAAGCGACAACCGCTCCGGCAGCAGTATTGGTACCGCATCGCGAACGGTGTTCCCGGGTTGGTCAAGACAATCGACGCGCCGGGGCTGGAATATGAGTTCGCGCTGAGTTCCGGAGGCGAAGACAAAACGGACTTCCAAGAGTTCGAACGGGAGGCGCTGTACTACTGTGAGCGTGAACTGCGGCGGTACGTCGATCCTCAGGCGTGCTCATTGCAGTTACGGGGGCTGGTCTTCGATTACGACATTGACGGGGCGGTCCGATCGCTCACGCTGAACAAGTCGGCGAACGGACTTTGCACGACCTCTATGGAATGGCAGACGGAGCGACCGGAAGACCGGACGACCTACGAAGAGAAGCTAAAGCAGGTCGATCAAGAGATCGTCTCAAAGCTGACTCGCGAACTGCAGGCGGCACAACTCGGGAAGGTGAGGGACAAGAATGTTTGAGGCTCAACTGCGGACGTTCTCATTCCTCAACGACACTGGGGAGACGATCCCTCCATTCGCTTGCATGATCCTCAAGCCAGACGGAGAGGGCGACCACGCTGCAACCGATCGCGATGGGGACATGGTTCTGTCGGTCCGAAAGGCAACGGCGACCGACGCGCTAGCGCAAGATCCGGCGCGATGTGCTTTCAACCTAGAGGCACCTGTACCGAACGGATCCTACGGCCGCTGTACGCTGTCGTTCCCATGCCTTGCGGTGGTCGATGATGCGGATACTCAGGTTGGCAATTCAGTCGGTCCCGTGTCGGGGTCATGGTATTTGAGCGGTGCAGGGACTGCCTTTATCGCAATGACGGCCGATCCGACGGAAAGCTACTACGAAGACACGACGACCCGAAGCTGGCTGATTCGTCCGAACAACGGCAAGCCGATGGGGTTCGTGAATTTCGCGTGCGAAGAGATCCCAGCATTCGCCGTGTTAGAGGTGACCGGAACCCTGGAGTACGGATCAGAGACCTATCTGACGGTGCGCAAGCCAGAAGGATCCGGGCCGTTTGTGTTCAATGGTCCCTACGCAGTTCCTTCCTGCGGGTACGGGGCTATCCAGCGACTGCCGATGGTTCGCGCGAAAGGTTCCGTCGGTGTGTCACTGCGGGCGAATCCTGTGGCTGGCTCATGGGAAATCGTGCAGGCGGACTCCGGAGCGTGGCAGTCTGCCGGCGCCGATCAACACGTCGCAGGCGTGACGATCCTGAACGCATCAGGCGTTCCGATTCTCACGACCACGACAACCGGACTCCCAACGGCTCCAGGTCTCTCTCCTTGTCAGGGATCGTGCTACTGGACTGAGTCCGGTGGAACATGGACCAAGAGTTCCGACACTTGCGCGACCGGCACTAGCACGACGACCAGCACGACTACGACGACGAGCGCTTGCCCATGCACATCGACGACATCGAGCACGACGAGCACGACGGTAGCTTGCCAGTGCCCGCGTCCTACGTTCTGTCCGTTTCCTGGTGATTGCACCTACACCTATTGCGATCGCCGGATCTATGACACCGTCGACGGGTGCACTTCGACGACGTGCAACTGCAATACGACGACCACGACCGGCGCCCCTGGGGACTGTGGCTGGTCCGTCCAATGCGTCAAGAATCCATCAACCGGAGAAGAGTTTAGCGTAGTATTGTTCAATAGCTGCTCTGCTGGGGCTGTTTGTCCTTCGTTCAATCTCGATGAAGAGCTGAATCGGCAAAGACCTTGCATCACGGGAACGACCTACGCTTGCATCCGCACCACGACGACAGCGTGCCCGCGACTTCCAGACTGTCAATGGCGAGCCGTGGAATATGGAAGCTGCGGCTTGGTTTGGGAAAGATACTCGCCGAATCCACTGAACCCGCTCGGAAATGTTCATGGATGCGAACCGACCTATTGCGGATCATCAAACAAACAGTGCGGACAGCCTGATTCTGAATTGCAATGCCCTGGACGCTGTCCATACCCGAACTACGCTCCAAGCTCTTGCGGAGAGCTGGCATACACTGCCTGCAAGCCTGGGGCTCAAAACGCTTGCGCCAGTTGCACGAGCACGACCCCGAACTGCGGAGGGAATTGCCGATGGCGATGGAATGCTTCTGCGTCGGCTTGGACCCTTGCGGCTCCATCGCCATGCCCTGGAAACTGCCCATGCGCCGCACCGACCCACACCGGATCGGGGAACTGCGAGGTTGCATTTACTCCCTGCGGATCCAACACTACAACGACCAGCACAAGCACTAGCACGACCACTACGACCACTGGAGGGCCTGGGGCCTGCTGCGCGGCCGTCGGCGGCGGTCCTAAGGCGTGCGCTAACGTCGCCAATGCGGCAGCGTGCTCAGGTGATTTCTACCCAGGAAAGACATGCGCCGAGATCGATTGCGCGACGACAACCACGAGCACAACAAGCACGACGACCAGCACGACGACGAGCACGACTCCTCCGACTGGGGCTTGCTGCGGGATTAGCGATCAGGGGTCAAGCCTTCCGTGCGAGGTATTGACTCAGGCCGCTTGCCTCGCGCGGCTGAACGTCCGCAACACGTGGCAAGGCGCCGGCACGGTTTGCTCTCCGGATCCTTGCCCCCAGTATGGTTGCTGCTGTAAAAATGGGGTGACAAGTATCACAACGTCGTCATACTGTTCCTCGATTGGTGGAACATTTACGAGCGGTCCTTGTGCTGGGGTGGTTTGCACTACGAGCACAACGACCACGACGACGGCACCTTCTACCGCACCTCCGGGGTAACGCAATGACGATTTCTATCGGGATGGCTCACTACGAAGATTTTCACGGCGCAGTATTTACCATTCAGTCGATTCTCGCCTACCAGAATCTTTACGATGTGGCTGAGATCCTAGTAATCGATGCGTCTCCTGGAAGTGCTCACTCGCGCGAGCTCAAGTCGTTTTGCGACAAGGTGCAATTGGTTCCGGTTCGGTTCATTGAGTACCACGGGCCAAACTCAACGACTCAACCGCGTCAGGCGATTTTCGACAATGCGATCGGTGATTGGGTCTTGGTGCTCGATTGTCACGTGTTGCTTCAGCCGAATTTCTTGGGTCGTGCTTATTCGGTGACGCATCAGGCGTCATATCGCGACTCGATGCTTACCGGTCCGATTTACTACGATGGATTGAAGTGGGGATCGACGCACTTCGATATGGTTTGGCGTGGCCAGATGTGGGGGATTTGGGCGACTGCGTGGGCGACGGCTGACGGGCAGGTGTTTTCCGTTCATCCGGATCAGGATGGGAACTGTGTGTTCTTTGAGGTCGGATCTAGTCTTGAGATGAAGAGGATCGATCTTGGGTTCGATATTCCGGATCGCATCCCATACGCTGGGCATGAGATGGCTTTGAGGCGTTTTGTCCCAAGGATCCGTCCACTCATGACATCGTGGAATCGACCGCCGAACGAACTCACCGTGGATCCGTTTAAGGTTCCTGCTCAGGGCCTCGGGATGTTCCTGGCGCGGCGGGAATCTTGGCCTGGATTCAATCGTGACTTCCGGGAGTTCGGTGGCGAGGAAGGGTATATTCACGCGAAGTACCTAGCGCGAGGAAGTGCGACCTATTGCGTTCCAGGGCTCGGGTGGTGGCATCGATTCGGGCGTCCAGAGGGTGCGCGATATCGATACACGATGGAGGGGAAGGTTCGGAACTATGTGATCGGCTTCCAGGAACTCGGTCGCGACATCGAGCCGATCCGACAGCACTTTATGGGAGAAGGTCTGCCGGAAGAGAAGTGGCAGCAGATTGTCGCTGACCCGGTCGGCTACGTTCCACCGGCAGGACCTCCAACGGCTCCATCCGGTAGGCCGATCAATCATCCCCAGCCGTCTCATGTGTTCGACATTCCGGGAGTGCTCGACTTCCTGCGAGCGAATCCGCGAGACTTGAACGAGCATTTCGACGCGATCATTCACCACGCGAAGGGGTGCAAAAAGGCAGTGGAACTAGCCAAGCGTCGTGAGTCCGTTTTCCCGCTGGTTGTGGCTGGGTGTGAGGTAACGAGCTACAACGAAGAGCAGGACGCCATCCAGGACTACGCTGAGCGGTACGGGGCGGCAAGGATCGTTCCTTGGGACCACAATCACCCGCGACAGCCAGAGGCGTGCGACTTCCTGTTCCTCGACACGCGCGCCAACGGCGAACGACTAGGCGAGGAGTTGAAGGCATGGGGTCCGATGGTATCCAGGTGTATCGCGATCCATGACACTCAGGCCAATGGGGAAATCGGCGACGATGGGAAGGACGGAATGTGGGACGCGATGAAGGCGTTCCTGTCGGAGAATTCAGATTGGTTTGTCGCGCATCATGGGCCGAGCCAATGGGGCCTGACGATCCTTTCCAAGGTCGAGGAGTTCCGGCCAAAGTCTACTATCATTCCTTGGCCGCCTGGATTTGGTCCCGGTACTGAAATGTTCAGGATGCTCGAGTCGCTTGGAGTCACTGAGCGTCCAGGATGTTCGTGCAAAGCCGTCGCGCTGCAGATGGACTATTGGGGGCCGACGATCTGCAAACAACCAGAGCCATACGCCTGGATTCTCAAGAACGTCAAAGAGAACTCCGAGAAGTGGACTTGGGCGGAAAAGCTGCGGATCGGCGCGGCGGCTACACTCAAGCGCGAAGGCTGGGCGCTGGCCTTCCGGCTCAATCCGTTGAGACTTGAGGAAAGCCTGATCGATGAAGCGATCAGGAGAGCCGAGGAAAAAGCCTGCGAAACGGAGTGCCGCAATGGTTGCAAGGGAACTTGCGATCGGTCATAACCAAAGGTCTCACGTGAGACCTTTGGACGCTAGGGGGTGGCGATGCGGTTTCTCTGTTTATGTCCGACCTATGGGCGACGTCCTGAACTTGTCTGGAATGCGATATGGTGCTTCAAGCAGCAGGCGAAAGACGATGACGCCTATCTATGCTTGATTGATGATCTTGGGACGATCGATGCAACGGATGCGCCTTCGGATGTGATTGTTGTCCAAACTGGGGCGAGGGTTCCGACGCTCCCGCAAAAGTATCTGCTGGGGTTTTCTGAGTGTGCCGATCTGGATTTCGAGGCGGTGGCGATTTGGGATGATGATGACCTGTACTTCCCTCATCATCTGCTGAATCACTCGAAGGCGCTCCGACACGGACCATTTTCGAAGCCTGCTACGGTCTACTCGACCTACACCGGGACGCTCCAGCCGGAATCCGGGGCGGGTCGATTCTGGGGATCCTGCGCGATGTGGCGGGAGGTCTTTGAAGGCAATCTCTCTCAGTCTGCTAAATGTTCCTACGACCAGGAATCGATCGCTAATTTCGAACGGCTTGGGATGATCGATCCATGCCTTTATGGTCCTCCTCAGTACGTCTATCGCTGGGGCGAAACATCGGCGGCTCATGCGTCCGGCTATGGCTCGGATGATTGGTACACGAACGCCAAGCCGCAGCATCGAGAATCGTTCCGGCTGAAAGCGGTGGCTGACCCGGCGTGTCGTCGCTGGTACCCATCTATCTAACCCAAAGTGACACCCAGAAGGGTACAACCCTCGCGGGGGTGACCTATGCGATTTTGTTTGCTGCTGCTGCTTTTCTTGGTCGGATGTGGGCGTTCGTCGCGGGTGGTTCAGCTCCCTGCGCCTCCGGTCGAGGTTCCTGCTGCGAACCTGCCGGTCGGATTGCGTCCGTGGAACTGGACCGACGCCAAAGGGTCCGGCTCGTGCGTCATTGCGTCGAGCGTCTATCATCTGCGCTGGCAGCATCAGCTGGCGCTGGCCGACGGGTTCCGCAAGAGCTACGCAGGCGGTCAGACGGCGGACTCGATCAAGCGGATTTGGTCAGTCAATCGGATCCCGTTCGTCTACACCGAAGACGGCGATCCGTCGTTCCTGGACTGGGCGAGCGAGACGCGGCGCGGTGCGATCATCTGGTACTTCCCGAGCCATTGCGTTCACTTCTGCGGATTTACTCGCAAAGATGGCCAGGAATTTGCCTTGCTGAATGACAACAACCGGGTTCAGAATTACATTTGGATCCCGAAGCAGGAGTTCTTGAAGAACTGGCGCGGCTACGGTGGCTTCGCGGCTTCGGCGTTGTACTCTCCAGTTGGTCCATTGCTTTATCCCGGTTATGAGGTGAGGAAGTGAACGAAGACAAGTCGAGTCCGTTGGTGGTGGCTTTGAGCGCGGGGACCGCTGCGCTGTTCGGGCTCTGTGCCGTGTTGCTAGCCGCGGCGATCGTTGGCGTAGGCGCGGCGATCGTCTTTCGCGCCGATGAGGACGCGAAGCCGCGACAGGTTGAACTGCGCCGGCCGCGCGGTGAGATCAAGTCGGCAGAAGCTGAGCTCGGGCTGGTCAACAAGGCCGCTCTGAACGAGATCAAAGATTGCTGGGTGCTCAATCGATTCCGTTCCCGCCGTGCTCGATTCCAGCCACAACCGAGCTACCCGAACTATCAGCCGGCGCCCTATGTAGAACCAGCCTACCCGCAGATCGGACCGACACCGTATCCGAACCCAGAGCCGGTGATTCTTCCGCAAGAAGAAGTCCCGATGGTTCCCGTCCCTGTTATGCCGGAATCGAGTTGTCCAGATGGTCGCTGTCCGCGCCCGGTGCAGTTGCTGGGCGAAGTGAAGACCGGTGGGCTCAAGTGCGCGAGCTGCAACCGCGAAACGATCGGCCAACAGTGGCATACCGACTGGATCGATGGCGTTCCGTCGACTACCGTTTGCGAGAGGTGCTACCAGGGCGGCGCGAAGCTGTTGGTCGGAAACTATCCATCGAGGTGAGATGATGCGCGGGCTGTTGATGTTCCTTGTTCTATGTTCGTCAGTCATGGCTCAGGCGGTCCCGGATCGTCCGGCAGACGGCGAGAAATACTTCCTGTCTGTTTGGACGTCGCCGAACTGGAAAGAGAGTCCATCGGAAGCGATCTTGGTGAAGTGGTTCGATTCGGACGCGCGATTGCGTGACCTCAAGCGGAAGACTCATTGGCACCACTACCCGGCGGATGCCCTGATGATCCAGCGCTATTCGGCTTTCATCTCCGCGGCGGATCTTCCATGCGTGACGCTGCAAAGGGCTGACGGTGGCGTCGTCTACAAGGCGTCGCGGGAGAACATCCCGAAGACCGCTGAGGCTCTGTATGAGGCGATGAAGCAGGCCCACAACCTCGATCCAGGACCGGCGGAAGCGATCCAGGCTCCGGATTGTCCGGATGGTCAATGCGATCCATCGTTCGCGATGCCGTGGTCCCCGGAGTCGTCGGTGCCTGATGGGAACCTGTTCGGGGTTCCCAGGACTCCGGTGAGGAACACGGTAGCGGGCGTCGCGTGGGTGCTCGGTGGGATCTTCATCCTGTTTGTTTTTTCGATGCTGTGCCTGCTGACGCTGGCCGTCGTCTATATGCTCACCAAGTGGAGGATTTGAAAGTGGAATCGATCGAGAGTCTGGGCGGTATTGCGTCGGGGATCTTTTGGGCGGTTGGCCTGTTGTTCGTGCTCGGGCTTCTATTTGTTCTCGCGGTGGTGACTCTTGTAGTCGCTGTCCGTTGGAGCAAGAAGAAGGGCGTCGACCTGACCGATGGCATCAGCGCCGAAGAACTAGCGATCCTCAAGCGGATCGTCCTGGAGGCGGACCAAGCCGAGAAGGAAGCCGCGCTGAAAGAGAAGCTGTCGGCCGTCATTGTCGAGCCGAAGAAATGAGCGGCGGTGGCTGTCTCAGTGGGTGTGGCCTCGTGCTGCTGATGTGCGGCGCGGGGCTTTTTTTATTCCCTGTTCTGTTCGCTCTGTTCCCGGTTGTCGGGCCGGTGGTCGCTCTGGCAGTCGGTCTCTTGTCGAATCCGCTCGCGTGGTTTCTGATGGCGGTCGGCGGGTGTTTATTCATCGCCGGTTTGATTTTTCGCAGCGACGATTGAAAGGTCGCGCGCGTGACCTCTGGAGGTAGCATGAAGTCAATTACACGCTCTGGTCAACTCGCGTTGGAAGCGATCGCAAACAATCCTGGGATGAACAAGATCGCTCTGGCAAGAATGCTTGCGAAGAAGTACCCGGCGGACTTCACGAGTATCGAGCAGGCGCGAAGTGCGATCCGGACCCATACGGGATCCAACGGCGACCGAACACGGAAGCATCGACCGGACGGCCGCGCGAAGGACACACTGGGGAAAGGGTTCCCCAAGAGCCTCGCGGAAGATTGGCTGCCGTTCGATTTGGGCGCAGGCCTGAAAGTTCTTTCGCTGTCTGACGCTCACGTACCGTTCCACGTCGGCGCGGTAATCGAAGCGGCTGTTGAGTGGGGCAGAAAACGCAAGCCGGATGTTCTGTTGCTGAATGGTGATTGGGCCGACTTCTATCGCGCTAGTCGATGGGATCAAGAGCCGCGGGCGCCGAGGCTCAACGAGGAGCGCAAGATCGTTGTCGATTCTTTGGCGTGGTTGCGGAAGAAGTTCCCGAAGGCGCGGTTCATCTACAAGCTCGGGAACCATGAGGAGCGATGGGAGCGGTTCATCTGGCAAAGGGCGCCGGAAATCTACGACGTCCCGCAATGCTTCATTGAGTCGCTGCTCGAGTTCGAGCGGTTCGGTATTGAGAAGGTCGAGGATCAGCGACCGATCATGGCGGGGATGTTGCCGATCTTTCACGGTCACGAACTGCCGAAGGGTTTGACAAGTCCGGTCAATCAGGCACGCGGCGCGTTCCTCCGGACCAATGCCTCGACGCTAACGGCTCACGGGCACTCCTCATCGATGCAACCGCATCCGACCTGGGACAAGAAGGAAGCGTTCTCTTGGTCGCAAGGGTGTCTCTGCGTGATGCATCCGCGCTATGCAAGAATCAACAAGTGGGATTGGTCCTTCGCATGGATCGACGTGGCAAGGGATGGCCAGTACGACGTAACGATTCCAAGGATCACTCCTGACTACCGCGTGCGGAGCTCCTGAGATGTGGCGATCGCTGGCGGCGCGATACCGGAAAGAGTTCCCAGCGCTTCGCTTGCGGATCCGTCGTACGCGCGGGATGGATAGTTTCTTCGCGCTGACTTGGCATGACGGAGAATCTTTTCGAATCGATCTGCAGGCGAACTACCCTGACGACGTGCAAGCGTTTATGCTTGCCCATGAGGTTGCTCACTGTCTTTCGTGGCATGAGAAGGGCGACCATCACGGCGACGCGTTCTGGGCGGCGTACCGCCTGACATATCGAATCTACGAGGAGTGGGCCAGTGGCGGAAGTTGTGTACATAGCCGGACCGATGCGGGGGATCCCGCAGTTTAACTTCCCGGCGTTCTATCGTGCGGCGGCGCTCTTGCAGATGCTCGGGCACAAGCCGATCAATCCTGCCGAACTGGATCAGCAGGCTGGCTTCGATCCTTCGACGCTTCCTGAGGATTACGACTGGCAGAACCTCGATGCGATCGGGTTCAGTCTGCGCGATGCTGCGAAGCGGGATCTGGTAGCGATCGTCGAATCGGCGACGGCGATCCTGTTGCTACCTGGATGGGAACGATCGAAGGTGGCAAGAGCTGAACGGGCCGTGGCGGAATGGCTCGGGCTCAGGGTGTTTACTCAGGTTGATTTTCCGGAGGTGGCCTGTGGCGCCTGAGGGTGAAACAGTAGAGAACGAGCAGGGCGGGCGGCAGTCATTCACGGAGGCGGACTTTTCACAGGTTCCGCCGTTTGCCTTGCGACTCCTCGCTCAGTGCTGCGGGTTTGGATCCCGCAAGTACGGGCCGGGAAACTGGAAGAAGATTCCGATCGAATCGCAGATTGCCCATGCGATGAACCATCTCAACGAGTTTCGCTTGGGCGATCGATCCGAGCCGCATCTAGTCAATGCTGCGGTGCGGGTGATGTTCGCGCTGGAATTGGCCGTAGAGAATGGATTGCAAGGGGCTCGCTACGTCCATCCGGATATGACACCTTTGGTCACTGACCCGTTTTTGACCGCAGTCACTCACTTTCGATTCGGCGAATACTCCCCGCATACAAACGGGATGCCGTACGTTGGTTCCGACTTGATTGAATGCGCCCCGATAGGCGTCGCAAGTTTCGATCGCGAAGGACTACACAAAGGAGCCACCAGTGCCGATCCCAACACCGACACCCAATGAAGACGAGGGTGAGTACGTTTCCCGATGCATCGCGGCGATGGCTGGCGAAGACAAGCCGGATGACCAGAAGGCGGCGATCTGCTACGCTCGATACCGTGAGTCGCTGGCCGGTCGGCGTTCCGAGGTCGCGAAGAAGTTGGAAGGAAAAATCGATGGTCCGATGGGACGATGACGCGGAAGACGATCCAGGGATCGTCGAGTGCGGTTGGACGATCAACGGGCTGTCGATCGTCTGCTGGGGATCGGAAGAGTACCGCGACGGATTTGCGGATGGTCAGCGGGCTGTGTGGTGTGCGGTCCGCCGGCAGGCGTGGATCCAGCCGGTTTGGATCCTGGCCGGATTCCTCGTTGGGATGCTGCTGGCCGCTGGCGTGGCGTCGATGTTTGCGCGTGGCGGGTGATTGGGCGTTTATCGTGTTGCGTTCGTCTATGGGGCTATTTTGGAGGTTTGGCGGTGAGCTACTGGTGGAATGATCGCGAGAACTATCCGCGATGGTGGTTCCTCGCTCTTGTCACTGTCGCTACCTGCGGGATCCTGTGGGCGCTCTTTGGACCATGAGCGAATCGACGTAGGGAAAGTGCGTCGATTTTGAGGCTGTCGCAGTGAACTAACCGAATCACCGGCTCCAATGCGCGTTTGGGCGCTGAAATGCCGGTGGAGCGATCAGCCGGGAAGCCGTTCCTGGGGAAGCCTTGGGGCGGCTTTTTTCGTTCCCGTTCGGTAACTATCCGGGAATTACGGAGGGTTCGGAATCGTTCGGATCCCGTTCGGAATCGTTCGGATTTCGTAAGGTCACGCGCGAGACCTTTGGATCCGTCGGGAATTTTCCGATTGCCGGTTTTCTTGCGCTTGCCTCTTGCCTATGATAGATACCGGCAGTCGGTTCCTAGACCGGACTTGATTGCCCATAGCCGCGCCCCTATACTTATCTGAAGCCACGTGGCTGAGATTGGGCATGGGGGTGTGTGCCTAGTCGAAGCGGTCTACACGTGGCTTTTTTATTTGGCACCCATCGCGTGCGCTCGGGGAATCTCAACTGGCCCCCCTTCGGTTTACCAACCGACACCGGGCCGGAGAGCATAAAGGATGCTCGCCCCCTCATGCCGAAGAGGTCGCAAAGGAGGTCGCGAAAGGGGCTCCTCCTCGATTTCGATCGAGGAGTCTATCCGGGCAACGCGACGGTAGTTGATCCGTCCAAGACGCATGCGTCCCGGTCCATACGCTGAAACCTCGCAAGAGGCAAAGAGCCCCGCATAAGCGACTTCCCGAGCGTAATCAGCGAGCAGCACGCACCACCCCGCAAGGTTGATACTAGGCCCCTAAAGTCTATATTCAGCCTGGGATGGCGGTGCGCCTTGAGGTCGGGGAAATCGACTGGAATTGGGCGAAGGTCTCGCGCAAGACCTTCGGATCCGGACGAAAATCCGAGCCGATTCCGTCCGGGGCTAGACGCCGGAAACCCAAGAAAAACAAGGGAAAACAAGAATCCGGACGAATCCCGTCGCCGGAATTTTCGGAATTTTTCCGAAAAATAGCCTGCTTGGGGTTGCCCTCGGGCCGATAGAGTGTATAATGATCGAAGACGCGGCAGTCAGTCGCGCAGAACAGAACTCGAAGAAACGAGGACAAGACCATGAGCAAGAAGGTATCGAATCAGATCGCCAGCAAGGAAGACATCGCCCGCCAAGAGCTGCTTGAGCTGGGGGCGGTCAAGGAAAAGGCGGAGAATTGGCGAGGTGAGACTCTGGCCGGTTGGTGGCGAGATGGTGTCTATCTCGGAAAGACAGCCAGAGAGTCTCTTGAGTTCTTGAAGGGCTGATCGGAAATTGGTTTGCCCCGGGTCGCGTGACCCGGGGCCTTGGGCGGATAACTCGAAGACACGAGGAGAGGATTATGAGCAAGAACAAGAACAAGCCACAAACGATCGACGCGACGGACGAAGTGATTGTCCAAGCCCGCGAGATCCTCACCGAACGGCACGACCGCGAGCCGACCTACGACGAGCTTCGGTTCCTGGCCGAGTGCATCCAACAGGAGATTGACGAAGAAGACCACAAAGAAGAGCTGGAGCGCGAAGATCAGGCCGAAGCCGATGCGAAGTATGACGCGATCCGCGACGCCTTCGAAGCTCTGGTTCGTGGCGTGGTTCCGATGGCCGAGTCGCTGGGCTGGGAAGTGACGATTCGAAGTTGCTCACACTCCGCGAGCCGGTACTATGTGCTCGACAAAAACGGTCAGTCGCTCGATCTGCGGGTCAGCGATCACGTGGCCAAGAACGGAGCCGGATTCAACCGCGAGACCGGCTTGCCTCATGACGAGTGCGACGTGAATATCGTGGCAGGCCGTGACACGCTGGACACGCTCCGGTCCGCTCTTGAATTGGTTTAAGGTTGTGAGGTTTTTTCTCTAACGTCGGAGGGACGACGACCGATGGACTACGAATCGTTCTTGGATCGAAAGTCGCAATTCACGAGTGATTGCGGCTTCGAGGTTGGCGAGCTACCGGATCAGATGTTCGACTTCCAGCGGCATTTGGTGCGGTGGTCATTGCGTCGCGGGCGCTCAGCGATCTTTGCGGATTGCGGGCTAGGAAAGACGCTGATGCAGTTGGTGTGGGCGCAGAAGGTGGCGGAGAAGACGAACGGCCGCGTTCTGATCTTGACCCCTTTGGCCGTTGCCAATCAAACGGTCAGGGAGGCGGAGAAGTTTGGGATCGAGGCGCACAGGTCAAAGGCGGGGGAGTTGCAATCGAAAATTGTTGTGACGAACTACGATCGGCTTCATCTGTTCGATCCAAGCGACTTCGCCGGGTTTGTCTGCGACGAGTCTTCGATTCTGAAAAGTGTCGATGGAGAGACTCGCAAGCAGATAACGCGATTCACCAACAAGCTGGCGTTCCGCCTGCTTTGCACTGCGACGGCGGCGCCCAATGACTACGTGGAACTCGGGACATCTTCCGAAGCTCTTGGTGAGCTGTCGCATAGTGACATGCTGCGGAGATTCTTTCGGCAACTCGACGACAAGGGCCAGAAGAAGGAGACGAGGCAGCAAGAGGAAGCCGAACGGCTGATTGCTCAGGATTCCAACTATTACGGGAAGCTGGCTTTTCGGGTTGCTCAGACGATAGGCCAGTGGCGGTTAAAGCATCATGCGGTAGATCACTTTTGGCGATGGGTTGCAAGCTGGGCAAGGGCATGCCGGATGCCATCGGATCTTGGCTTCGAGGATGGAGGATTTGTTCTTCCTGAGCTGATCGAACGGGATCACGTAATCAAGCCAGATGCCCCGCCCCCAGGTTTCCTTTTCAATATCCCTGCTCATGGACTAGGTGCGGAGCGAGCAGAGCGGAAAAGGACGATGGATCAGCGATGCGGATTCGTTGCCGATCTGGTGAAGCATGACAGGCCAGCGGTAGTCTGGTGCCAGATGAACGAAGAGGCCGACCGATTGGAGGAGATGATTCCTGGCGCTCGACAGGTCGCGGGACGCACCCCGGACGATGAGAAGGTAGAAATCTATGAAGCTTTCCAGTCTGGTGAGTTGCGGGTTCTCATTATCAAGCCGAAGATCGGGGCATGGGGCCTGAACTGGCAGCACTGCAACCACGTTGTGACGTTCGCAAGCCACTCCTACGAGCAGTACTACCAGAGCGTAAGGCGATGCTATCGCTTTGGGCAAACTCGCCCGGTGACGCTTGATGTGGTCGCGACCGAGGGCGAGGAAAGAGTGCTTGCAAACATGCGAAGAAAAGCCGACCAAGCGCGAACGATGTTCGATGTTCTGGTCCGCGAAATGAATAGGGCTGAAAGGGTTGAACGTTCCAATATCTACACCAAGAAAGTTGAGGTGCCAGCATGGCTACAAGCGACCAAGTAACTAACGATCGATTCGCGGTGTACAACGGCGATTGCGTAGAGGTAATGCGGACGATGCCCGATGAGTGCATCGACCTGACGGTTTACTCTCCTCCGTTCGCTGGTCTCTACACGTACAGCAGCGACGAACGCGACATGAGCAACGCAATCGACAAAGATGAGTTCTTCGACCATTACGGATTCTGCATCGATGAGATCGCACGGCTGACCAAGCCTGGAAGAATTAGCGCGGTGCATTGCATGGACATTCCATTGAGTAACCAGGGATGCGACGCGATGTATGATCTTCCCGGCGAGATCATCCGGCACCATCTCAAGCGGGGATTCGAGTACGGCGGGCGTCGAGTCATTTGGAAGGAACCTTTGATGGTCCGCAATCGGACCATGATGAAGAGCCTTCACCACAAGACGTTCTGCGAAGATTCGACTCGATGTTCCATTGCGAACGCTGATTACCTATTGATGTTCCGTCGCAAGGGAGAGAACTCGGTTCCGGTGGAGCACGAAAACGGAATGCTCGAGTATGCAGGAGAGCAGCAGCCGCCAGCGGAGCTATTACATCTTCGCGGGATGGTTGGGGATCAGAAGAAGAACTCTTTCAGCCAATGGATATGGAGGAATTACGCGTCGTCGGTGTGGATGGACATTCGGATCGATCGAGTCTTGAACATCGAAGAGTCCCGCGAATTGGAAGACGAAAAGCACGTCCACCCCCTGCAACTCGATGTAATCGAACGGGCCGTTGCGATGTGGTCCAATCCGGGCGAGGTTGTGCTGACTCCCTTCATGGGCGTAGGTTCAGAAGTCTTCGGGGCTGTCCGGCTGGGTCGTCGCGGCGTTGGTATTGAGCTCAAGCCGAGCTACTTCCGGCAGGCGGTAAAGAATCTTGCGACGCTGGATGTTACAGCGAAGGAAGATCAGCAATCGACCTTTCAGTTCGTGGAGTGAGTCATGGCCTACGTAGCCTTTGGGTTCGCGGTGATTTCTATTGCGGTCAGTGTGTCGGTGTGGTGTCAGGTGATTGCCGAGTGCGGCCGCGCGGTCGACCGGCTGGATGATTGAAGGTCACGCGCGTGACCTTCGGGTGTTGGTTTATTTCTTAGGAGGTGAAGATAATGGACGGGCAGAAGAAGACTCGGTTCTTGGGGCATCGCGATGCGTTGCGGGTTCGGACTTGGATGGCGGAGAACGTCGGAGTCTATTCCGGTCCGACTGCCGGAGCGAAGGCAGCGACTGAGGCGCTTGGTTTTGCGGTCAGTCCTTCATCGATCGACTACTGGAGGTTAGACTTTCCAGGATGGGCGAAGGAACAGCCGGTGCTAATTACACCGGAGGCACTAGCCGATCAGATGGAGCGGCTATACAATCAGGTGATCGACTTGGCCAAGCTGGTCAAGGAGAACGCGATCGCAGCGACGGAACGATTCCAGAACGTCGAAGCAGAGGTCGCGAAGCACGAGCAACGGATCGCGGAGCTATTCGCGCGAAACGTGCAGAACACGGTAGATCCTCCAGTGATTTGGGAAGGTGCGGAGAACGCGCCATCAGGAGTGTGATTCGATGGGCAATCCGTTCTTTACGCTTCGGCTGCGATCGGCGATGAATACTCCGGACGACTGGGTGTGCCGGATCGTTTATCGCGATGGGTCGGGCCGCGTGACGGAGCGGGTTGTTAGTCCCATTCGGTTTGAAGGTCCGCGCGTACTGGCGTTGTGTCTGGGCGCTGCGGAGCCGCGAGGGTTCCGGCTGTCGGCGATTGAGGATGTGCAATTGGTGAGGGCGGAGACTGTGCTCTGCCCCGATGAGAAGGTCAAGATGTTGGAGAGGAGATTCCATGCCCCGCTCGGATTCTGAGCACCGGCCGCGCGTGATTCGTCGGTTGTCTGTTGATGATGCGTTAGTGATTCGTTCGTGGGATGAAGACGGCGAGCCGATCGAGATCCGCGTGAATGCGCGATGGAACACCAGGAGATCGATTCAGTACCGCATCGAGTTCCCGGGTGACCTGGATCTGGAGTTCGACAAGGTGCGGATTAGCGACGGGGACGACGCGAACACGTTGCACGAGGACAGCGATGAGTGACCTGCTGGAGGCGGTCGCGGCCGCGCTGATAGCTTGGGCGCTGGTTTATCTTGCGTTCCGTTGGGCATTCATGGTGGATGACGACTTCGGCGATTCGTAGGGTTAGCCGGATTGAACTCGAAGGTACGAGGTAGGTTGAGATGCATTTTAGAAGCTGTGTAGTTACCAGTAGAACAACAGGGGATCATCGATTATGACGGACAAGGTAGAGGCAATCCACGGCGCGATCTGCGCGATGCTGGCAGAGGTCGACGCGATCGCAAAGGACCGGAAGAACATCCAGCAAGGGTTCACGTTCAGGGGCATCGATGACGTTTACAACACGGTTCATCCGGTGCTGGCGAAGTGCAAGGTATACCCTCGTACTGAGATCATGGAGTCGGACCACAAGGAACGAACGACGCGAAATGGAGGCGTCCAGTTTTTTGTCAGGCTGAGGATGCGGTACCATCTGGTGTCGGGCGTCGATGGCTCATCGATTTGGACGGAGGTAATCGGAGAGGCGGCGGATACTGGAGACAAGGCGTACAACAAAGCGATGTCGATCGCCTACAAGTATGCATTGTTTCAACTGCTCTGTATCCCTACGGAGGCGATGGACCCAGACGCCTCGATCGCAGAACCAACGCAGGCCGACAAGCCAGCGGAGAAGCCCGCGAAGGAGCAGGCCAAGCCAACCCCGCAGACTCATCCGAAGTCGGCAGACAAGCCAGCAGAGAAGCCGCAGCCGGCGGTCTTTCCCCCGGAGATGGAAGTCCTCGAACGTGCGAACAAGGGGCCGGTCGATCAGCTCGAAGACGTGGAGCGACTTTCCAACCGGATGCGCGTCGCGAACAAGATCGACCAGGGTATACACCTCCAGGTCTTGTTCCAGTCGCTTCGCCGGCGGATCCCAGTCTGCACCGACCTTGCTCTCCTGAGCCAGTACCAGACCCGGGCGAAGGGTTACCTGGAGCGCAAGTGGTTCGATCAGTCCGAGGTCGACCATATCAACGCGGACATCGCGAAGCGGATCCCAGAGATGACCAAGGGGCCTGCGAATGCTGAGTAAGTTCATTCTTCACCGGACGGATAACGGGCTCTACGTCAGGTCGCCGCGAATCGATCCGGAGTTCTTCCCGACTCACTTCACAGCAATCGTCAGCGATCGCGAATTGTCGGCAAGGCTCCTGCGGGTGGCGGCGTTCTTGCGTGACGATCGCGGGCCGTTCGCGTGGATCATCATGCAGCGAGGGCCTGCGATGCGTGACCTGTGCCGGCTCGCGTGGTCGGCATGGGATGACTATCTATGGTTCGGTCCGGATCGCGAGTGGTTGGAGTCGCTTGGATTTGTAGCCGAGCGTGGCGGGTCACGGGCGGCGATGTGCGAGCGATGTTCGGTGTACGTTTCGGAGGATGCTCAGGCGTGCTTGCATTGCGGGCCGTTTACTGAGGAGCGGAGTTGGGCAACGGATCGCGGATGTTCCGTGGTCCTGGATAAGTCGGATCCTTTCAATTCAATGTTTGGGGTGGAGTATGCGGGTAACGGTTGATGACTGGATGGAGTTGGCCGAGCGGATTTGGGCGACCAACGAGGCCAATGGATGGGACGTCGCGATCGCGTCGGACTGGGATACGAACAAGCGGAAGTTGGCAGAAAAGATCGCGCTGATTCATTCCGAACTGTCGGAGGCGTGGCAAGGTGCGATCGATGGAGACGAGGCGAACTACCTAGAGGAGTTGGCCGACGTCGCAATCCGGATTCTTGATCTTCTCGAAGGGCTTCATCCGCTTGAAGGTCTTCGGCGATGGTTCGAGGCGGACGTGGAGACATTCAACTTGGTCCATCGATCGGAGCAGATTGCGACAGTCCACCTCAAGATCAGCGAAGCGCTGGAGTACTTGAGGAAGGGGACTCTGGAACAGTTCACCGGTCAGCTCATTGTGGTCTTCCGCAACGTCGCGGACATGGCAACGTCGAGTCGTTTGCTGTTCGACGCGATGGTCGCGAAGAACGAGGTCAACAGGCAGCGTGGTTTCAGGCACGGCAACAAGGCACTCTAAGGAGGTTAGCGAGATGGCACAGAAATGGGTATCGATTGAAAAGATCACTTTCGACTCCAAGTACCAAGCGCGGCGGTCCGTGACGGATGACGTCCAGACGGAGTACCAGGCGATTGCGGAGAGCGGAAAGGAGTCGGGGTGGCCTTTCAAAGCACCGATCGAGATCGTATCGGTCGCTGGGGTGCTCTACCTGACCGACGGCTGGCAGCGCTGCGGAGCATGTCTCAAGGCTGGCCGGTCGAAGGTTTGGGCCGAGGTGATCGAAGGCGACCTCGATATGGTGATGGCTCGTGCGTGCGGCGCGAACGCTGACCACGGAGTCAGGCGCACGGACGACGACAAACGAAACGCGGTGCGGATGGCGCTGGCTCAGTGGCCGAAAAAGCCAGCGGTCGAGATCGCGCAGATTTGCCGGGTGTCGCAAGCCCTGGTCGGGAAGATTCGCAAGGAAGAGCATCCGGAGCAGACGACCATCACGCGGCGCGATGGAGCAGAGGCACCGGCGAAGATCAAGGAGCCGACCTACACGGCACCGACTGAGGAGGAGAAACCGGAGGGACCGCGCGGGCAGACGAAGGGCGAGCGGTGTCCGGCGTGTGACGTTGACTGGTGGCTGACCACGGACGCAGGGCACGACAAGTGCGGGCAGTGCGGACACGTTTACGGCGAGACCGTCGCGGATGATGAGCCGGAGGAAGAGGTCGAGGTGATCGCGATCGACCCGGACGCGGCGAAGAAGGTAGCGAAGACCTGGGGCCAGTTCCTCCGGGCGATCGACGCCGCAGGGATCGAGGATCGGCTCTTCCCCTGGACCGACGCGATTTCCCGAGAAGTGGCGAAGGTCACGCGCGAGACCTGAGAAATCCCTGGAAATTGTCGATCCGCCGGGGCTGGAATTTTTCCGGAATTTTTCCGAAAAATGATCCCGGCGGGGTTGAGTTCTGGCCGATGATAGGTCATATTGATTGAAGACGCGGCAAGGGACCGCGAACGAAACGAACTCGAACGAACGAGGACACGACGATGCGAAACACAATCGACCTGAGTGAAATCAAGAACGGAACGATCCTGGTGAGCAAGAGCCACTTCGGGCCGCGTTTCGTTCAGGTGGTTGACCGCGAGACCAATCAATGGGGTACCCACTTGGTTTGTGTTTCTCTTGTCGATCAATGTGGCGAGTTCCAGTACGTGTCGAGCGTTTGGGACCAAAACACGCTCGGAATCGGCTGGAGACTTCCAACCGAGAGCGATCTTAAAACGATGGCGAGACAGATTGCTCATCGAAATAAGAGCGAAGATTAGTCATCTGGAATATCTGCCCCCTGGTCGCAGTGACCAGGGGGTTTTTGGTTTGCAACTCGAAGACGCGAGGAAACGAAAATGAGTATGTTTGATGACTTCCCGGTTGTGTCGATGTACACGGAAGACCAAGCAATCGAAGATGGCGTGTTGGTCCATCCCTACCCAGCGCGGTTCCCCTGGCTACTCCTGAGCATCGCAGTTCATGCTCAGTGCGAGCGGGTCGCGAAAGAACGCTACGGCGACGAGTCGCAGTACGACAAGGTGGTCCTGCCCCTCATCATGGACGCGGTTATGGCGGTGAGAGCATCGAGGGAAAAGGATCCTCCGATCATCCTTGAGCATACCGCGGCGGATACGATCTGGGTTATGCCGAACGCGAAGGGTGGCATGACGATCATGCATCCTTCAGACTACTGACGCAAGGTGACCCGCCCCCTGGTCACTGCGACCAGGGGGCTTTTTGTGAGGTGACAATGGACGAACTGTTGAGACTATGCCGCGCGGAGCCATACTGGTCGAGCTTCGGGCCGGCGCGGCGCTGGGGAGTGATTGAGCGGGTACTGCGTCGGATCATGCCGGACGGCGCTGAGCTGCTGCGGACATCGGACACGGCGCGAAAGTTGCCGGAGTTCTGCGACTGGCCGGACGAAGGGGCGGTCCTCGTGGAGTGCGACAATCGATGGTGCCTCTGCGTCGATGGCCGCATCGTCCAGAAGTGGCGCAAGTGGCACCACCTGGAAATGATCCTGCCGGTTCTCCATCGGTACGAAAAGAAGATCGGTCGGAAGGTGAGGGTCGAACCATGAGGGTGAATTGGCCGCATCAGGACAGGGGCAAATCGCTGGTCTACGAGCGACGCGCGGCGGGCGTCCGGCGGATGTGCGGGGTTGCACCTCCTGGTGCCGGGAAGACTACTTGCATGGCACAACTGGCCGTGGAGGAGGTCGAGCATGGGGGCAAGGTGGCGATCTACCTTCACCGGACTATGTTGCTTGAGCAGATGAGCGCGGTATTCAACGATCGCGGGATCGATCATGGGATCTTCGCCAGCGGCTACAAGCGGACCGGGGAACATCCGATCGAGATGGCGATGATCGACACCGCGTTCTCAAGGTGCGCCAAACGGGGCCGGGAGGATCTGCACGCAGCGACGCTGGTCCTGGTCGATGAGTTCCATCAGCAGCGAGGAACGAAGGCGCGGGCGGTCTTCGATGGAGGACACGGAGAGGGCGGGCTGTTCTCCGGACACACGGCACGCGGGGCGACGCTGGTAGGATTCACCGGCACCCCGGTCGGTCTCAAGGATGCTTGCGATGAACTGATCGAGTTCGGCACTTACTCAGAACTGCGATCGGTCAAGGCTCACCTGCCGGTCCGCGTCTATTCTCCGTCGGAGATCGATTGTTCTGGATTGGGTCGGAATGCCGACTTCGAGTATTCGACGAAGGCGCTGGAGCCACGAGCGGCGAAGATCATCGGCGACTGTTTCGCGAACTGGCGGAAGCTGAATCCGTTTGCCGAACCTGCGATCCTGTTCGGGCCTTCGGTCGGTGGTGCGTTCTGGTTCGCGGAAGAGTTCATGCGGCGAGGTGTGCTGACTGCGGCAGTCGGCGATGGCGTCGCGATGCTCCCGGAGTTGCAGGCATCCGGCAACTGGCAGTTGGTCCAGCATCCATTGAACAAGGAGACGCGAGAGGAAGTCTTGCGCCTGAGTCGGTCCGGCGAGATCAAGGTTCTTTGCAACCGGTTCATCCTTCGCGAGGCGATCGACATGCCGTGGTTGCGTCATGGGATCTTCGCGACAGTGTTCGGATCGATCGCGAGCTATCTGCAGTCGGTCGGGCGCATTCAGCGATATTGGCCGGACTACAGCGACAAGATCCTCCAGGACCACGGTGGAGGATACTGGCGGCACGGATCGCCGAACCAGGACCGCGAGTGGATCTTGGGCGAGACGTCGAAGGACATCGCGGACAACAGGATGGAGCGGTACAAGAAAGGCGAGGAGCCAGAGCCGATCCAATGTCCGAAGTGTCACGGATGGCGCACGTCGGGCGACGTTTGCCCTCATTGCAAGCATCAGCACAAGCGGAGCGTCCGTCGGATCATGCAGGAGTCCGGGGAACTGGTGTTGCAGGAGGGGCCAGTATTCAAGACGAAGGGACCGAAGTCGAAGGCGGTGACGCATCAAAAGCTATGGGATTCTTGCCTATGGTCGTCGGTCTATTCTGGCTTGCCATTCTCAAGTCTGATTCCGATTTTCTATCGCAAGTGTACTGAGGCCGGGATTCCTTCGGTGAGCCCGTATCAGCTCAAGAATCCACCTCCTGGCAAGGAAAGTTCGAAGTACCATCTCCCAGCATCGAGGACTTACGCATGGCTAAGAAGAAGGTGAAATGGTCGGATCGATGGACGCAATCCGAAAAGTGGTTGCTGACCTCAAAGGACGGGCGAAGGTTCCTGCAATGGTTTATCGCTCGCAACTGGCGGTCGATCCTCGGGGAGTACGGCGCACGGCTAACCGAGTACGTCGAGGAATGGATCCTCAAAGGCAAGAAGCGGCACGCGGTTGTCCTCGAGTTGCACCCCGATGGATTCGTTCAGGTGTGGGGCAAGGATGTTTCGGTTGTTATCGTCCAGCGGTACGATTGCATGGACGGCACGAAGCAGGCGGAGGAGGATTTGCATCGATCGCGACTCAAGGGAGACCATCAGACGATCTACGGCGATGCACGATACTTGCGAGCGTCGGCAAAGGTCTCACGCGAGACCTTGCAAGAGGCGTTCGAACGTCGGGCACGGTGGGAACTATGCGATCAGGAGGTAGCATGGCGACGGGTCGAAAACGTCATAAGTCATCCGGCGGGATTCCTGGTTCGGGATCTGTGTGGGATCAGCCAGGATACAACGCGCGAAGAACTTATCGCGACTTTTTGCGGGACTTCGCCGAACTCACGAACATCGGGGAGCCCTTCTGTTGGGCCTGTGGCCGGCGCGAGTGCGACCGACCTGCAGGCTGGTTCGGTCCGTGGATGATTGAGAGGGCCCATATAGTCAACAAGCCGCGACGCGAGGATCGGCGGGTGGTCGTGCAGTTGTGCTCGCTCTGTCACAAGCAGCAGCACGGGGAGAGATTCGCGGAACATCACTTGCCGAAGCTGACGGTAGCGAACTTGGTTTGGCTTAAGATCAAGGCGGACGCGGGCTGGTATGATGATGCGTACTTGCGTAGGTGCTCGGTGCGGTGCATTCCGGATCCAGTCGAGCCAATAGAGCATCGCGAAGAATTTATACGTCGATGGAGGTCGTGGTGGTGAGCTCTAATGATTTCGCAGAAGATTTGGCATTTCGATTTCCAATCACTGACGGAAATGCGATGGTAGCGATGCTGCGACGTTTTTCGTTTTGGCAGTTGACACGGGAAACTAGTGGACGAGTTAAGCTAGTCGTTCGCGCTCCGAACAGCAGGTACATTAAGTTATCAGGTCGCAAAGGAGAAACTGAGTGCCAGATAGTCGAAAGACTCCGGCAGGAAATAGTGGCCTAACGATTGTGGTACCCTGGGAGCGAATGCGGGATCTTTCGCAGAACTCCGGGAGTCCGATCTGGAAGGCGGGAGCGATCAAGAGACTGAGGGCGTTCGCATGGAAGGCAGTGCGGGCGGAATTGGCCGGACGAACGAAGAAGGTCTCACGTGTGACCTATGCGTTTTGGGTTCCGGACAATCGCAAGCGCGACGAGGTGAACATGCTCCAGAACTGCAAGCCGATCATAGACGGCGCTATCGATGCAGGACTGGCGAAGGACGATAGTTGGCAGGTGCTCCGGATGGCAGAGGTTCCGATGATCGGAATCGACCGCGAGCGACCAAGAGTTGAGGTTACTTTTTTTGGAGATGGTGATGAAGATCAGACTCAATCGGCAGGCAGTTCAAAAGGCATGGGCAAGCGTCGCGGCGGTGGTGCCATCAAGGGGGCCAAAGGAAGTGCTCCGAAACGTCCTGCTGACGGCAGACGCAAGCGGGGTAACGCTCCAGGCGACCGACCTTGAGATCGGCGCGATAGCGGAGATCGAAGCGGAAGTCGATCGGCCGTGCAAGGTTCTATTGCCGACGCGATTCGGCGCGATCATCTCAGAGGCGACCGGCGATACCGTGACGCTGGAGGTGGACGATCGGCAGGTTCAGATCGCGGCAGGGGCTGGTGTGTTCAAACTGCCTACCGGCAACCCGGATGAGTTCCCTGTGTGGGCGTCGGCGATGGAGCCGCAAGTCGAAGTCGAATCCGCTGCGCTGGTCCGTGGCATCAGTGCGACGGTGTGGTCGATCGATACCGACAATTCACGATTTGCTCTTGGTGGTGTGATGTTCGAACAGTCTACCGACGGGATGCGGATGATCGGAACGGACGGGCGCCGCTTGTCATTCGCGACGATCGGAGGAACGATCGCGGCATGGACTTCGGTGGTGGTTCCGGCTCGTGCGTTGAACCTCGCGCGGAAGGTGACTGGGACGGTCCACATGGGGACCGATGGGAATCGCTGGTGGGCGAAGGCCGATGGATTCGCGGTGTGGTGCTCAGTGATCGAAGGGCGGTTTCCGAAATGGGAATCGATCGTTCCGCAGGCGAGCGATCCGGTGACTGTTGGCCGGGAGTCCTTCCTTCATTTGGTCAAGCAAGCGGCGATCTGTAGCGATCAGGAATCGCGAGGGATCGACCTGAGCTTTCGCGATGGATCGATCGAGGCAGCGGCACGAGCGGCCGACATCGGATCAGCTCGCGCGTCGATGCCCTACGAGGGAGGAGACCGACCGGAGCTGACCGTCGATTCCCGGTATCTGATCCAGTGGCTAGCGGGGGTCGATGCCGAGCGGGTCAGCGTCTACGTCCGCAGCGCGAAAGAAGCCCTGATGCTGCAGGCGGGGCCATGCACCTACGTCCTAATGCCGATGGAGCGGGGCTAAGGTCTCGCGCGAGACCTTCGGGAAACGCAGTATTTCCAGGGAATCCATGGGGCAGAAGTTTTTCCGGAATTTTTCCGAAAAATGTTCGACCTGGGGTTTCCTTCTGGCCGATGATATGTCATGATGATTGAAGACGCGGCAACGAGCCGCGAACGAAAAGCAACTCGAAGATACGAGGGACAAGACGATGACGATTGACAAGATCAACGCAGTGGCTGCTCGGGAGTTCGGATGCGGTCTGTTGGCTCTCAGCCCGATCGCTGCTCTGTGGTTGGCTGACAAGATCCTGGAAGAGACCGGCAAGAACGTCTACCTCCAGATCAGCCGCAAGAGAAACAAGTATGGCAAGGGTACCGCGTTCCCTGAGTTCGGCACCGCTCTGTTCGACACGATGAAGTTCTGATCGATGACGACTACTCGCCCCCTGGTCGCAGTGATCAGGGGGGCTTCCTCCAATCATCAATCGAAAGGGTCAATGCGATGTACGCAGTCAATCAGGCAGGCAAGGGTTACAACACGAAGAGCGCAAGAGCGGCAGCAGAGATCGCGAGCATCTGGAAGCGACGCGGGATCGATTGCAGCGTCTACTGTGTCGATACTGATCGGCATGGGCGGATCGTGACGCGGAAGGTGGAGTTTCGGTCGATTGCTCAGTGCGCGGCGGCGCTCGTGGCCGCGAAGAAAGAAATCGAGGTGGGGAAGTGACGATCGAGTTTGTCGGCGGTCCGCTGGACGGAACGCGCCGCGAGTATCCGCCATTGCGATGGCCTCCGGCGGTGATCCGCACGGGCGACGACGGCAAGGTGCATCGGTACCGCTACGGCGGGCCGACTGCTGAGGGTGTCTTGATATTCAACTATGAGGGGGTGGTGTGATGGCAAAGATTAAGCAGTATTCGAGCCTGTTGAGCGCGGTAGAGCGGGCGCAGACCTACGGCACCCATTGGTGCTGCATCAATTATCCGGACGGAGGCTCAGAGTTTGTCAAGGTGTTCCACGATGGATCATCGATCCGCGATCGTGAGGGCGGGCCTTACGTGGTCACGTGGTTGGAAAAGACGATCGATCATCCGACCCACGGATCGCTTCCGCTCAAGGAGAAGATCCGCGATTGGAAGATCGTGGTCGACCTGCTGACTCCGTTCGACGATCCGTGCGTTCTGAAGTCGAAGGGTGGCGACATCGCGGCATTCAGGATTGGCGAGGATCGCCCGTACGCGATCGTGACGCAGTGCGGGGTGGAGCCATGATCATGGAGCATGTGCCAGCCAGTCGGATCCGCGTTGGCGATCTGGTGTCAGTCGGCGCTAGCTCGCTGGTCTGGACTCGTGTGAGCCGGATTACGCTCCGGCTACCGACTGGCAAGCCGCGACCGGCTCACGCGAACCTTGCCGTTCGGATATCGCTCCAGGTCTCCGGCGGGGTGATAATCCTTGGTTGGGATGAGTTGATCTATCGGCGCGGACGTGTGGAGCATGCCATCGTCGAGGCGGTGGTGCCGGATGGATTGCTGCAGCCGGGCGAGTCGTTGGAGTGGCGACGACCGAAGGCTGGCGAGGAGTGTTTGGACCAGGGAACCCGGCAGGCGCGTAGCCTCCCGGGGCTGGTCGAGTGTTTTGTCATAGTGAGGAGATCGAATGATTCGGGAAGCGACGGCAAGCATGGTGACAAAGATCCGGCAGGGGAAGAAGTTCCGGGTGTGGCATCTGAGGATTCCGGCGGATGAGGTTCCGCAGGCGGCGCGAGGCGTCAAGTTGGCGATGCGGTTCAATCGTCGCCGGGTGTTTTTGAGTCCGGCGAAGTACGGCGGATTTACCCTGACGCAATCTGGGCGGATTTGCCTAGCGATGGTCACGGCTCATGCTGACTTGCCGGAAGGTTCAATTACTATCATTTGGGAGCGATTCGATGCAGCAGTACAAAGAGCCTGAGGAAGATGGGCGGGTGTTGTGCCTGCTCGCGTGTGCTACGTTGGTCGGTGTGGCATGGGGGATTTCGCGATGGGTACTCTGGATGATCGGATAGCGGACGACCTCGTGATCCGGGAGGCGTCGACTCCGGAGGACTTTGCACGGGCAACGGCGCTCATCGAAGGCTACCCGGAGGATCAACCGCATGAGGACGACTCGCGACGTTACGCGGGCTGTCCTGGGTCGCAGCGGGTGCACTGGGTGGCCGAACTCGATGGTGAGATCCTGGGGTGCGCCAGCGTGGTCTATGACCGCTCGCGGGTTTGGGTGTCGGCGATGGTGGTAGATCCGGCGTTCCGGGGCCTGGGAGTCGGGACGATGCTAATGGCCTGGGCCGAGCATTTGGGGAAGCTCAATCGGCTTTCTCATGTGACGGTCCCTTGTTTCAGGTACTCGGATGCGGCTAAAATCTGCGAGCATTGGGGCATGGAGCGGAGCCCTAACCCGATGATTTCGCAGGACGGACGACAGGCGGATCTTTGGTTGAGGTGGCTATGAGGTACGGCGATTTGTTACCAGCGACCGAGCACTTGCCGGGGAGCGCCGGTAAGATCGAGGTAATGCGCCAGCGGGCACGGAGCGGGTACAGCGTGTTTCATTCGGATGACGCGCTAGACTATCGAATGGCCGAGATGGTCGATCGGGAGCGGATCCGGTCGCGAAAGTCCGAGCGACCAAAGCGAAACAGCCGGAGGCATGATGCGTTGGGTTGAGTGTCAGTGGAAGTCGTTTTGTTCGACGGCGTTGCTGGCGGTGATTCCATTGGCGATCGCGGCGACCTATGATGGAACGTGGACAACCCGGATCGGTGCGGCGCTGTTCGCGGCCGTCTGGGTGGTCCTGTGGTGGATCGTTTCGGCAATCGTTGCCGATGAGATGTACGATGAGGAGTGAAGGTCACGCGAGAGACCTTTGAGCTATGGCGAAAAAGTGGGAATGGAAATCGAAGATCGTCGGCCATGATCGGGTGCCTGCCGGACAACTGCTGGCGAATCCGTTCAACCACCGCAGGCATCCGCAGCAGCAGCGCGACGTGGTGGAAGGTTCGATCCGGGAATTGGGGTTCTTGAAGTCCGTGCTAGTCAACAAGACTACCGGCTACGTGGTAGATGGCCACGAACGGATCATGCAAGCCCTGCAGCACGGAGAGGAAACCTTGGTCGACGTTGAGTACGTCGAACTATCCGAGGCGCAAGAGAAGCTAGCTTTGCTGATCCTGGACAAGTCCAGCGAGTTGGCGACCGTCGACGATGACGCATTCGAAACGCTGATGCGGGATGTCCATACCGGGGAGCAGGCGATTGCCGACATGCTGACCGAATGGGCTCAGGATTTGGGGATCGTGTCGCCTGATTTCCAGCCAGCGACGGAGGACGATCAAAGTCGGCTGGATGAAAAGTCGAAAATCTCCTGTCCGGAGTGTGGCCATGAGTTCACGCCCTAAACTGAGGATGGACTGGTGCGCGAAAGGCCGTACCAGTTGGTGCGGAGAAAGTGTCAGTAGTCGGCAAGCATCGATACCTCATGCCACTCGATGATGAAATGCGTCGCAAGATCGAGCCACTACGCAAGCCATACCCAAAGCGCGTTCGAAGTGTTGATAGTGACACGTCCGGCATCCAGCCGGAAGAAGGCGGTGCGAATCCGACCCGGACGCTTTAATGATGCCACGCAAGAAGAAACAGCCACTACCAAAGATCGAAGAGGGAATGGAGCCTTCCCCATGGTGGCCGGAGTTCGCGCCGGACGTGGTGGCCAAGTCGAAAGCCGCAGCGGATGCAGGTAATCCAGCGATGCTGGCGAAGCTCGCAAGGATCAAGGATCAGCGGCTAGAACTTCGCGCGGTCAATCAGCGCTGGCCGGTCCCCAAGGGTCTCCGTGAGCGGATGGTCTACGATGCAGGGATGATCGCATTGGATCCGACGAAGGACATCCGGTACCGGCTTGCGGCTCAGAAGATCCTGGTAGCGATGGACCACGCCAACAACGTAGCACAATTGCCGGACCAAGTGACCGTGAACATCCAGCAGAACACCTACGCCGTCAATGTCAACGACTTCCTCAAGACGGTCGAGGCGGATCCGCGATTGGATCGATTGCTCGACGCGCGAGAGTTCAGGCCTGATCCGGGGGCGCCGGATGACTACGCCGAATGACCAGCGAGCGCTGGCGCTACTGAGTCCGGCGAACCTTGCGGTCACCTACTCGATGGGCGACTGGCAGCGAGCGCGCCATTTGGACGTGATCGACCATGAGTTCCGAGCGCATCTGAAAAGCGATCGCGAAGTTTTGATCGTCAAGGCTCCTCCGAGGCACGGGAAATCGGAGTTCCTTGGCAAGTGGGCTCCAGCGTGGTTCCTGCTGCGGAACCCGCACAAGCGAGTGATCGGAGCGACTCACACGGCGGGACTTGCTAGGGATCATTCCAGATGGGTCCGCGACAAGGTCCACGAGCTCGGGCCCCTCGTTGGTCTCAAGGGGGTCGACGCGGCGCACTCCTCAGCGAACAACTGGAACATCGACGGCAAGGCTGGCGGGATGATTGCGGCGGGTGTTGGTGGGTCGATCGTCGGGTACGGTGCCGACCTGTTCTTGATCGACGACTACGTTCGAGGACCGAAGCAAGCGTCGAGCGAACGGGACCGGGACGACGTCTGGAACTGGTTCACCTCGACAGTATCGACGCGGTTGAGTCCGACTGGCAAGGTCGTGATTCTTTCGACGCAGTGGCACGAGGACGACCTGATCGGGCGACTGCTCGCGCGCCGTGCCGACCTGGGCTTCTCCATCCGATGCGTGACGCTCCAGGGTCTCTGCGAAGACCAGAAGATCGATCCACTGCAGCGAGATATCGGGGAGGCATTGTGGCCGGAGCGATGGCCGTTCGAGAAGCTCGCCAAGCTCAAGCGGACGCTACCGGCGCGATGGTGGAATAGTCTGTACCAGGGGCGACCAGGCGACAGCGAGGCGGCGGAGTTTCCGGCGCACTACTTCGCGAACATCTGGACGGATGATTGGCCGGAACGGTTCCATCTATCGTCCGTGGCTCTCGATCCATCAAAGGGACGCGACGCCAAGAGGGGCGACTATTACGGGTGTGTTTTTGTGGGATACTCCGGGGGCAAGCTGTGGGTGGATTCGAAGATCGATCGCGAGCCGGTGCCTGCGATGATGCGAACCGTTGCGCGGTTCTGCGCGGACCGTCTGCCCGCACTCGTGGCGATCGAGGGGAACGCATTCCAGGAGCTGCTGGCGCGTGACTGGTGCGATGCGACTGAGGCGATCGGGTACATCGCACCGGATCCGATCCTACTGCAGAACAGCACGAACAAGGTGCTACGGATCGAGCGGCTGGGGACGTGGCTGGAGCGACGGGAGATCGTCTTCCGGAGGACCGCGTCGAACGAGCTGCTGGTGCGTCAACTCCGCGAGTTCCCGGGGGGCAAGCACGACGACGGGCCGGACGCGCTGGAGATGGCGATCCGGGTGCTGACCGAGGCGGCTGGAGCGGTGGCCGACCAGGGGCCGGAATGGAGCGATCCGTGGCAAGGTCTCGCGTGAGACCTTTGGAAACCCAGGGAAAACTGGGCCGGAATTTTTCCGGAATTTTTCCGAAAAACTGAACGGCTGGGGTTGTCCTGGCCGATGTAGGGTATATAATTAGGGCATGACGCGGCAAGGTGACCGCGACAAAGGAACTCGAACGAACGAGGAACAGGAGACGCGACGATGGCGAGTGATCTATCCTTTGGCAGTCTATTTGCTGGCATCGGTGGGTTTGATCTCGGTTTTGAACGCGCTGGTTTTGTTTGCCGTTGGCAAGTGGAGATCGATGATTATGCAACGAAGATCCTCGAAAAGCATTGGCCAAAAGTCCACCGTCAAAGAGACATCCGAGAGTGCAATGCAAGCAACCTTGAGCGAGTCGATTGCATCATCGGAGGCTTTCCGTGCCAAGATATTTCCTTCGCCGGACGAGGGGCAGGATTGGATGGAGAGCGGAGCGGATTGTTTTTCGAGGCCGTTCGCTTGGTTCGAGAATTGCGACCCAGAGCGGTTGTGTTGGAGAACGTGGCAGCGTTGCTTAACAGGGGGCTGGATAGAGTTCTCGGGACGCTGGCCGAGGTCGGGTACGATGCGGAATGGCATTGTATTCCAGCTTCCTCCGTTGGTGCCCCTCACAGGCGGGACAGGGTATGGATCGTGGCCCACTCCTCGGGCGAACGACGCAGAGAAGCGGGGCGAGATAGACCCGACGAACCTGCGAAATGGTTTGCCTGGTGCGGTGAAGATGTGGCCGACACCGCGGGCATCCGACTCCAAGGGGAGCGGGCCAGCGGGGAGCAGGTCGGCTATGCACGATCACCAAAAAGGCAACTTGAAAGGGTTTGTCGTACAAGAGGAGCAGTCCATTGGGCAATTGAACCCGCAATGGGTCGAGTGGCTTATGGGATTCCCAGAAGGGTGGACCGACTTAGATGCTTAGGCAATGCGATCGTTCCACAGGTGGCTGAGGTTGTGGCAAGAATGACGAAAGATATTTTAGATGGCGAGTGATCTATCCCTTGCCGATCTAGTCGGCATCGTTGCGGTGTTCGTGCTGATTCTGGCGGTTCAGTTGATGGGGGGTGAGTGATGATTTCGATTGAGGACTTTTGCGAGCGGCACCATGCTTGCCTCGATGACCGCGACTGGGCGGTTGCGAACTGTAAGACGATGGCGGACGTGTGGGCGACTGCTCGCCCGGAGTGGCTGGTCTGGGTGGCGACTAGGCCGGGCGTGCTGGACGATCGAACGCTGCGATTGTTTTCCGTGGGTTGTGCGCGATCAGCGGCGTGGGATGCGCGGGATGCGGCGCGGGCTGCGTGGTCTGCGGCACGGGATGAGGCGTGGGATTGTGCGCGATCAGCGGCGCGGGATGCGGCGCGGGCTGCGTGGTCTGCGGCACGGGCTGCGGCGTGGGATGCGGCGAGGGAACGCCAAGCGATCTGGCTGAGGCAACACTGTAAACCGAACTTTTCGATGGTGGGTGAGTGATGGCGATTGACGCAAGAATCGCAGCCGTGACTGTGGTCGCTCCAAGTCATTGCGGAACGTGCAACATGACTGGAAAGGATCAGGCGAATTCGTGGGACGACTGCCCTACGTGCCACGGTGCGACAAAAGACAATCCAGCGGTGCGACTCAAGCTAGAGCCTAGAGAGCCAGGATGCGTTGCCGGTCAAAGAGTGCTGACGATCTTAAATCCGCCAACGGTCGACCCTAACGTATTGGCGGGGCTAATTGGGACGGAGATTTGGGGTAGTTCGTCATGCGTTATGGTTGGGCAAACGAAATGGGCGGATCGGATTGGGTACACAAAAATCAAATTGGTTGAGCCGATCCCCAAGCCGCCAGCAACAGAAGGGGGTGAGTGATGGACGCGACGAGGGAAGCAGTTGGCCTTGATGATGGCCAATCGGAATGGAATCAATGGATCGCAGAAATGCAGGATGGCCTCAGTTTTCAGCCGTTGATTGATTTTTTAGAGCGACTAAAAGAGCCTGTTGCTTGCAACAAGTTGCCCCAGCCGCCAGCCGTGGAGGGTGAGTGATGTTGGACATCGCAAGTTTAGCTGGACTGGTTGTGACGGCGTATTGGGTCGGCTTTCTTCTTGGTGTGTTGTTTGAAAAGAGGTATGGCGATTGACGGATACTGGATCGGATTCGGAGTCGGTTTTTGGTATCAAAAGAGCGAGGGCCACAAACAATGACAATGCCACACTTGCAGAACTGCGACCACAGCGATACCGGGTGGTGCCTAGATTGCGTCAAGAAGTTGCAGGACGGATGGGAGGAGCGATTCAACGATGCGTGTGCTAACGCTCGTTTTCAGCACAACGAAGTTGAGTGCAAAGCCGTCGCGGATCTGCTTGAGTTCCTGCACAGTTGGCCTCAAAACACAGGCCATCACGACATTGGGCTTGAGGGAAAGCTAGAGGTTTACTGGGCCGATTGCGTGATGGGAGCAATCGAGGACGACGGCAACGGTTCTTTCCATTACTACCCGATGGCTTTTGGAAAGCATGGAGAGAACGAGAAACACAGCAAGAACATTTGACGGAGACTGGATCGGCGGCGTGGCGGGAACCACGCAGGGTGATGGCGGTGGCGCTCGGGGAGTCCGCATATTTGTCCTGACGAGACAAGCACCCGCGAGTAGATGGCGAGGCCGGCGGGCAACGCAAGCAGGTGTCGAACCCTGCCCGATCCTTTTGGTTTTTGGTTTTGATGGCGATGGAGGCAGACATGATTTTTCAACATGCAGAGACGGGAATCCGGGTTAGGGTGCATGAATCAACCGAAGAGATTCATCACAAAAGGCTTGATGGCACGGTCGGGCATGTTGAAGGATGCAAGGAATTGACGACGGAATCGGGGCAGAGATGCATCCCAGCCACGTTTGATGATGTTCATGGGTTGCTTTCGATCGATCTTTTGACATCTGGCGGCAAGGTGCGGCTAGTTCGTGTTGGGTGATTTGTAATTTTTAACGCTACGAATCACCGAGTCCGTAAAGGAAAAGCATCCATGTCAGAAAAAGCCGCAAGTAGGACTTCGGTGGATTCGATTGTTCGT